GGGAAAGAGGGGGAAGAAAGGGGGGAAGATTGGATGCAAACGCATCACGTGCATCCATTCGCATTCAAACGCATCACGCTGATAGTCGTAGTCATATCAGCCCAAACGTCACTCGATCAAGACGGTTTCTGCTCAAAATCAGACCTTGCCGTTTTCTCTCGATAAATAACAGACGAAAAAAGCATGGAATAGTCGCAGAGGGTAGTTTTACCACCTGATACCATTCCATGCTTTTCATTCCGTTTGTTAATTGGTGATTATAGCGGAGATTTGAATTCTGCTATCTGCTTGCATCTTGCGCATACGCTCCGCAGCCGCTTCTTTCTGTTCGTCCGTCATAATTCTTGTGGTTGCAAACCGCACAAGGCGTTTTGGCATCTCATACCACTTGCCGTCCTTGTCCCGCTTGACCAGCTTGTACGATGCAGGCTCGCGCTCACACAGCTTGTCCAGCTTTCGCATATACACCGGGTCGGCGGTATAAACCGATGCAGTATCTTCTGCTGCATTGAAATTGACGATGGTCTCTTGTTCCAGTCGAGTGATGTTCATAATCGTTTTCCTCCGTTTGTTGATTGATGAAAAATATTTATTGGGTTCAGACGGTAACTTTATCGCCTAGACCATGTTATCTGTTTTTCTTGCCTATTCTACTGTGACGATACGAGCGCAGAAGCAATGCTAGGTCACTATCACTCAATCGCTTCGTATGTTTTCTCGAAAATGTCAGGTTTGCACGGGTAGATTTCGCCATTTACGCCACGAATGATATAATCGCCAGCCCTCGCAATCATAGTCCCTTCAAGCGTTTTAATCTCGCACCACGCAGGGTCATTGTAAAACTTTCCGAAGTCATGCGTGATAATATCATTGCTACTTACTGCATCCCAGAACCAATCTTCTCCAACAAGGCCTCGTGCATTGAGCTTGAATGCTTCGATAACAACTGGCTTCTTGCGGTATTTCATGTTTATTCTCCTCTCGTTACATCCACACGCATTCTTTGAACTGCTGTGTTTCCATCTGAAACGTGATGTCCAGTGACCCCACGTTTCCCTCTTTGTTCTTCTCAAGTGCAAAGTGATAATGCTGCTCTGGTCTCTTTTTCGTGGTCACGTTCTGTGCCAACAGGATGATTGCATCTGCGTCCTGCTCGATTTGCCCGGATTCTCGCAGGTCTGCGGCAGTCGGTGGGATGCCTGTTCTTGCGGTATCTCGATTGAGCTGTGCAAGTGCTACCACCAGCATTCCTGTAGACTGTGCGAACTCATGCAGTGTCATGCTGATCTCCGTGACGGCACTATATCGGTCTTTTGCTCCGGCTTGATGGATAAGCTGCAAATAGTCGATGAACACTACTTTGGCTTGCATCCTGATGGACTGGGTTCTAATCCATCCAACGCTCTTACCAGCGGCAGAGCGGACGAACAGCGGATATTTTTTGATGTCTGCCAGACGGTCAAGCTCGTTAATGCTGACGGTCTTGTTCTTGACCGTGTGCAGCGGTACGCCTAGCTGGTTTGCGATAATACGAGCGTAGAGCGTGTCCGGGTCGGTTTCTAGGCTGAAATACGCCACCTTGCGTCCGTTCTTGGCTATTTCACAGGCAAGTTGCAGGGACAGAGCAGTCTTACCAGCAGACGGTCTGCCGCCGATCACAACGAAGTTGCCCGGCACAAGATGTAAGTTGTTATCCAGCACTCTAAGCCCTGTGCTGATATACTCCGGCTTATCATCCAGCTTGCGGATGTAATTGTCTATGCCATCACACATCGGGATGAAATCGCTTCTCTCGTTGTGCAAGTTGATAGCTTCGCCTAGCTGCTCATAAATGCCTGTAAGGTCTGCGTATCTGGTCGAGCCATCAACGATTTTGAACGCAAGCTCTCTGGCTCTGGACAATGCTGCCTGTTCCTTGACGATTCTAGCCCATCCAAGCATCATGTCATGGGTGACGTTGCGGATGAACTCTGCACCAAAAGCATCTAGGCATTCACCCATTGCTTTCTTGCAGTTATCGTACCGCCCCATGACTTCTACCGGGTTCCACTTGTCGTTGTGTTCCCAATAGCCACGAATGGCAGCGAATGTATCACGCAGTTCAGGGCAGAAATCGTCGATTTTAAGGTCTTGCAGCACATCGGCATACTCAGAGAACGTGAGGACTGCTCCCAGCAGGATGTATTGGGTCTGATTTTCAATATTCACCGCAGAAAGTCTCCCTCGTCAGGCAATTCAGCCATTGTCTGCTGATAGCCACCGTTCCAGTCCTTCACATTACGCATCCAGTTCCGTGCAGCAGCTTTCCAGTCCTTCATGGGCGATTTTCCAACCTTCCAGCCATTTGCCGTGAAGTGGTCAACAAACCGCTCTGCTTCTGATTCCATGTAACCCTTGTCCGCAAAGTATTCTTTGGCTTGCTCGATAGTCGGAGCTTTGAAGCGTTTGACTTCGTTGGTATTTTTCTTTTCACATTTTTCTTTTTTATCAGATTTAGATACAGAATCAGATACAGATAAGCTACCATTCGTATCAGTTGGTATGTTTGGTATACCATTTATACCAATCGTACCCTGTGATACCATTGGTATGCTTTCGTATTTTTTATCGTTCCAACGCTTGTTTATATTTTTCTTGTTTGCTTCTCGCCTACGTCTATCACGTTCTTCCATCTTCTGCACGTTCATGTCATCAAACGACTTAACGACTTTCCAGAGCATCCTCATAGCACGATCATTGTCGTATGCTGGCTCAAGTCCAGTCTCAACATACTGTGCGTAGTTGCGGATGAATGCTCCAAATTCCTCGTCTGTCAGCTCGTCCATCGCATGGACGTGTTCCAGCAGAAGAATCATTGATGTTCTTGGTTTGCGTTCCTGCTCCATATTCAGTCCTCTTTGTAGCGTTTGTTCCATGCTTCGATAAGGTCTTTTTTCACCTTTTCTTTATCAGCTTCGGAACAATCAGAGTTGTATAGCTTGCTTTCCATGAATACCCGGCACTTGCATCCATTCTTGCCGTTTCCTCTTGTTATAGACATCCAGCTTGTCAAATGGTCGCCTGTTTCTGCAATAGCCACTTTCCCACCGCAGAACGGGCATCTCTTGAGTTTTGTCATTTTCTAAATCCCTCTCTCGTTCTCATAATTCGCTTATGAGCCCTTACAGGCCTTGCGCCTTTGCCGTATGCCGGGCGAATATGCTTCGCCTTGATATACCCACAAGGCGGCTTCGGCCCAAAGTCAAAAAAGCTCAAGTCCATAATGATGATACCAAACTTTTTGTTTGTCATGTTTAGCCCTCCTATACCATCGGAAACGCCATCCAATGCGTCACCGTCACATCTTTCGGCAGTCTCTCGCCTATCTCATCCCAGAACTGACCGTCTGCATAACAGCCAAGAAAGTACGTTGTTGGCGAGAATCCTTGCAACAATTTTCCATCTTTATCATGCCATGTTGTCTTAGTCGCAAGCAACAAAGGTTGCGTCCGCTCTCGTGGAGGTTCGCTTGCTGGATGCCAAAGCGTGTTAGCCATTATTTTCCCTTTCTTCAAAATTTGCGCAATATTCGGGAGGAATGTTGAAAGGCTTTTTGAACGGCACTTTGCAAACATATCTGTAATATTCTTTTTCTCTCGGGGAACGCTTATAATACAGGTTCTTACATCGGTCGCAAATAGACGTTTGCTTTGCGGGTACATCGTGAACGATTAAAAGAATTACAGCTATACCACAAATAATGATTATCACCGCATTTAATGCTGTATAAAACATCCATTCTTCTCCCTTCAATCTCCATCCCACACGCCGTCAGGACGCATTCTTGCAAACGCCAGCAGACCGTACAGGGCACGTTTGGCGTTGCCCTCTGTGGCGTGCCAGTAGTCGTCATCGTCCACATCGTCCCCTAGTGCAGAAATAGCCTTTTCAAGCATTGGAATGCTTTCTGCAACTGTCTTGCCGTAGATGGAGCGGATGCCGCCCTCCCCAAATACTTCCGGGCGATAATAGAAGTGACTGTAATTATAGGTGACGTTGAGCCACAATTCTTTTGTGCCGCCCATAGCTCGCATACCACCTGCGATAAAATGCGTACTATCCGCTTTGAGCGGTTTATGCGTTACATGGTCGCATAGATAAATATCATAGCTCATTTTCTCATCTCCCATTCCTTGCACGCATCGTCCGGGTCTGTAAAATCAGCCCGGTACTCAGACAGACCGTTATAACAGACCCACGAGAATCTGTCGTGCCATCTACAGTTTGAGCAGGACTTGTCTACAGTTTGGCATAAAAGTTTCCCTTTGCTGTCCAGTAGAATGCCATTGCCCAGCCTGATTACATTACTTTCGCTCATCTTTCTTCTCCCATTCCTTGCATCCACGCTCGCCCCACACAAAGTCTGCAACGTGTTCTGACTTGTCGTTTGCGCATACGCTCTCCGGCTCTGCGTACCATTTGCAAGAGCCGCAGGACGGCTCAGATTTGTTCTCACAGGATTCTGCCGTGCATCGGATAGCCTTGCCAGCGGAGAACTGTTTGATGCCCATGCAAGAGCAATGTTCGGTGGTGCAGTATGAGTTCATTCCTCTATCTCCTTCCATCCGATAAACTCGCATAAACCAACAGTGTTATTGGCGCAACGATGAATGAGGACTTTATCGCTTATTTTGAATTTTGCGATAAACCCAATTTTGCTTTCTTCCATTTCGTTTTCAAACATCCAATCAACAATGTCTTTATCGATTCTGACATCGCTTTCGTCCGCCATGGTCGAAAAGCACTGTTTGCACCTGTAAAGAGCGCACTTCTTCATCTTCTCTGCCCTCTCTTTCCCCTGTTGAACCGCCCGATCACTCGCTTATACTCCGCATAGCACTCCGGGCACAGGTCGCCTGTGTCCCTGCGCCACGCCCAGTCTTTGAAGTATTCGTCAGGATTCATCATTCTACCGCCCTGTACCACTCCGCAGCGGTCGCATACTCGCTTGTGGTAGATTCCTCTGTCAGTTTGCATTACTTTTACCTCTCATTGACCCATAATGGCCATAATCTGAATGATAAGGCTACATACAGCTACAACCAGCGAAGGCAAGCACAACCCGAGAACATAATTTGAATCGTAAAACACAGGTTCTCTTTTGCATATTCTGTAAATAGGGTAGCCAATCAGCCACCCGATGAAGAACAGGGTCGATGTAAACACAATGCCAACAATAATTATTAAAACAGCCATGTTACATTACGTCCTTAAACAGGATTTCTTTGTCTGCTTTCCAGTCTTTGATTTTGCACGGAATGCCCGTTCCGGGTACGGTCTTTTTCAGACCATCCATCTGCCAGACGTTCCATGAGATGATGTCTGCGATACAGTCAAGAAAAATATGCATGAAGCCAATTTCTAGCTTTTCAGCATCAAACCGATACCTAAAATTTTCAATCAGTGTCAGGAACAGGTTGCACCTTGTCAGAAAGAGGTTGTCTCCTTGCCACTCATAGCCGTATGTCGATTTGTAGGCACTAATTGCCCAGAACATCCACATATTGTAGTCATGGAACTGCTCTGCCAGAACATTTAGCTTTCTATCCAGCAGACCGATTCTGTCCGGCACGGCAATCATCTGCCCTGTTGTGGTATCGTATCGACTTGTCAGGAACGGCGCTTCGCCACACGTGACTTCAAGGCAAGTCTTGTTGATGTACTTATTCCAGCCCTCACCCTTCAGGTCGTTTTCTGCAACGTCTGCCATTTTCTTGCAAACCCAAGTCGGCGTGAACACCTCTGCTTTCTTGCTGGTTCGCTTCTTCTGGTCTTCCAGCCGTTTCTGCACACGAGGGACAAGTTGAACCTTGTCCAACTGTTCCAGTGCGATTTCATCTGCAAAGCCTACACCCAGTTCAGGCGGCGGGTCTGTCGCCCAGATGATGTTCTTGCCTGTCGTGTGGTCTTGTAAGAGGATAGGCAGAAACGTGCGTAGGCAGGGGTCGGAAAAATCAATCAAAGTTTCCATTGGTCAGCTCTCACCATGATTGTGTTTTTCTCTTTCAGCCAGTCCTTGACGCAGTGAAAACAATACTCACGGTTCTGGCAACGTTCCGGGTCACGATGTTTGATAAGCTCGCAGATTCCACGCGTAAAGTTTTCTGTAATATCTTCGTCCGTCATGGATCGGATAAAATCGCCGTTAGTCATGTTCCCCCACCTCTCTGTATTCCACGTCAATCTCTTTCGGCAAAGCCGTCTGGTACTTCTGAGCCAACTGCTCTGCTCTCTGAGCATCGCCCAACGGCTGTTCAGGCGGTGCAACGGTGACTTCCACGTTGTCACGCATACCAAAATAGTTCTTGGCTCTGAAAATCCACTCTGCCGGGTTCTCCTGACCATACATACCGTTGTACGCCCACATGGACTGCATTTGCAGAATCAGCTTTAGGATATACTTCTGCTGCAAACTATCATCACGGCGTTTGCCCGCCATAATCTGCTTCAGACTTACCCATTCGATGCCCAGCACCAGCGCGATCCATTCCACCACAGGGGAGATTCTGGCTTCGATGCAAGCGTCAAAGAAGAAGTCAAGACGTTGCTGCACTTCGATTGGGTTGTTCATGTCCACGCTCGGAAGGTCGCCAAAATACTTGGCTGCAATCATGCCGATGACCTTCTTGTCCTCTTCATCGCCAATTCTCGACTGCAAATCGCCTGTATTCAGCATCTTAGACCTCGTGATTGCTAACTCCTGCTGTTCTTTCACCTTTTTACTCACCTGTGAGCGGATAGATTTCCGCTTGTTAAGCATCTGTTGTTTCTTCTTCTCTCGCTCTTTTTCACGCTTCGCAGCGGCTTCTTCTTTCGCTTTTTGCGCCCGCTTCTCACGCTTTTTCTTTTCAGCTTCGGTCAACGGCGGCCTGCCACGACCACGCTTCGGTGGTGTTGCCATGTATCAGGCCTCCTTTGGCAGTTTTGGAATCGGCATCCAGAACCTGACCTCTTCACGTCCAACCTCTTCTATCCACTTACCATCTCTAAATTCTCTTGTTGAAACGCAATCGTTCAGATCCAAAAACTTATATACAGCAAAGTAGATTCCATCTTTTTTCGGTTGCGAATCGTTTACGCTAATCCACTCGTTCATACTTTCACCTCTTCATTTTCGTTTTGATTTTATCTAGACTGGTTGCAATCCACCAAATAGAACAGCAGTTGTCCAACTGCCGCCACCAAGCGCACTTTTCTTTCCCACATACGCACCGACCAAGCGGATTGCTGGTCATCTTCATTGGGCAGTAAAGTTCGTTGTCCATGATTTTTCTTAGCCCTCCAACTGGAGATGAGCGTCTACCATCTTGACGGGAAAATACTCATCTATCTGCAAAAAATCGCCGTATTTCAGGTTGATGCCGCCAGACAACTTGCTTGTCGAAAGTTCCACGCTGGCTTTCATGAAAATTTCGCCGCTTATTTCAAACACATCTCCACGTTCCAAACTCCCAAAATTGGCTTCGTTTCTCTCAATATCACAAATCTTCATCATTTCTACCCCATCACAACAGCCGTACAAACGGCCAGACACACGTTGACGAACAGCCAGACGAGCATTGCCTGCCGTTCCTCAAACAGGCTGTTCGCCATGCCCTTGATTGTCCGTTCGGACTGAACCACCACCGCCAGCAGGACTAGGCAGACTAGCCAGCGAGTTGCAAATTCAAACATTGTTAGCTCCACCTTTCTCTCAGCTCTTTTTCGACTTGTTCTGACTTTGCTGTGATATAATCTGCAAACTCGTCAGGTGTCATGTCCTCTTCTTTGAACTTGCCGACCATCTCCCAATACCTGTCACCAATACGGATGATTTTCTGCACCTGTTCATCGGTCAGGTCTGCATCGCACCGAAGGTTTTGAATCAGTGCGCCCCATGGTGGCGGCGATGCCATCCAGAGCCATACGGAAGCCATACAATTGGTTCTGCCGTGCGATTTTGCGGAGGTTGGTCGGCTTGACCTGCTTTCCGCACAGGGGGCAGTTTCCGAATTTATTCATCCGACTGCTCCTTATTGACGGAAAGCTCGAATGTAACTTTTAGCTTCTTGTTTCCAATAACGCCCCACACCTTTTCGAGCTTTGTCTTGCTGTCACGTTCCATTTCCGTGATGAAATGTCCCATGACCGCTTCGATAGCTTCGCTTGTCACTTCTGACTTGTTACGCCATGCCTGTAAGCCATCCTTGCGGGGCGGGGCATAAGTCCCAGCGTAGACATTTCCAAACAGTCCGCATCCAACATGATATTCAGCCATTTTTATTCTCCTTTTCTTCAAGGCGAGAGAGCCAACGTTTGTATTTAGCATCCTCAATCTCACGCTCTGCGTCCCAAAATTCGCGTTCGGAATCGAGGTTATCTCCAAACCAAGCATCGCATAAAGCGGTGACTGCGTTACTTATGTCCGCAAATTCTTCCATCAAATTTGCTTCACACTCCGCAACGCTCTTCATTTTGTTATATTCCTCAAGTGTAAACGTTTCGCCACACCTATTACATATCAATGCCATGTTCTTTCTCCAATCTCTTTAGCAGTCCATCCACGTCATACCGCCAATGGACACGTAGCCTTTTTGCTTTGATCTCTATCCCCTCTTGTTCTGCCCACTGCCAAGGGATGCTCTTCCGGCTCTCGTTATAACGAAACGCCAGAACCTTGCTGGCAGGGATTGCAAAGGTGCGCTTGACCGCCCTGTAATTGACTATCACATGGGCGGTCTGACCGCTGTACCCCATTGCATCCACCATGTCGGTGATGTGCTTTTCCTTGCGGTATTTGCACTTTTCCTTGTCGTACTTGCCGAATACCTTTTCCAGAGGAATAGAGGGCGTTTCGATGGTTTTCAGTTCAAACAGGTGGTTCATAGGGTATCGGTACACAAGGAAGTCGCAGATGTTGTCGATGGAAAATGACAGGTTCTCGTTGCCGCCGTAGTAGGTGGCAGCACTGTCTTTCAGGCGGTAGCACCACGCATCGGATGGGACTGATGCCTTGAAGTCTGCTTCAAACTGCTTTCCGGTGTTCATTCGTTGCCCTCGATTTTTTTGGTTTCTCTGATACGCAGCCGAGCAAGTTCGCTATTTGCATAGCGCAGTTGCCAGCTACCAAACCAGCCTTTGTGAACAAGTTTTCCGGCGCAGTAAACAAATTCCTGCTTCATCAAATCATCAAGAGAAATGATGTAACAGCCCGGCTTATACTTTCTTTTGCTCATCCCCGTTCACCTCTAAGCTCACGGAATATGAGCTGCTTTGTCAGCGGGCTTTTCCATTTCCTTCATAATCCGCTTATGTTCTTCCACTGTCATGTTGTTCGGGTAGAATCGCTTGTCCACCAGTTCAAACGGTTGCATATAGTGGTCAAGAACATCTCTTGCTTCTTCTCGTGCCTTTTCTGCACACATTTCGATGTATTCATCTTCGGTCATGTTGTAATCGGTAATGCAATCGACCATCGAAGAAAACCGGCACAGCAGACCATTAGGTTGTCTTGCAATAAAAGCTCCCATTTATCTTTCACCTCTAAATTCACTTCCGAGAAACCGTTTCTTGCCACGTTCTCGGTGCTTGTCATCATAATCACGGTGGTACACGCTCTGGCTGTGGTTCAGCTCATACACGAAAGCTTTGCGTTCCTCGAAGTCTTTCTTCTCTGCCTTGTACTTCTCGCAGGTGTCGTGACAGGCTTTGTGGCGCGATGTGCAGTTGAGACAACAAGTAATCATTCTTCGCCAAATCTCCTTTTTGTTACAGCCATTGGAAACTCTTCGATTTCGCTTGCCCACCGTGCAGTACCCTCGCCGTATGCTCTTTGCCAGACCAGAGGGAAACCGCCCAGACCATCGAATAGGCTACCCAGAGTTGGCTTTTCTTTCAGGTAAGGGCGCATCTTCTGCACCAGCCAGAACCACTGCGGCAAGGCTATAGAGTTGCCTAGAGACTTGTACCGTGGGCTGTCAGCGTATTTGTGCTTCTTTCCTTTGCTATCCATCCAGTCACCAATGTCGGTGTATCCGTCCGGGTAGCCTTGTAGCCGTTCACATTCAACAGGGGTCAAGCGGCGAACAATCCAGCGGATGGCTTTCTCTGCAATCAGGCACTCGCTGCCATTGCCGATGTTCCCTGCTTTCGCTTTCAAGGTTGAGCATTTGTCGCTTTCCTTGTAGTGGCTGAACGACTGTTCGTTGAAGGTCTTGCGTTCGATTGCAATGGTCGTGTAATCTGTGATTCTGTTTTCGTGGTCGCCTGTTATGGTTGGGCAAGTTCTGCCATCTCCGTTTCCACGAGCATCATAAACAACAGGCTGAAACAATGTCTGGTCTTGGAGTGTTGAAAGCGTTGCGCTTTTTTCGGTTTGTACCAGCGCACCTTTACCGCCACCAGCGCATCCACTACGGATTTTCAGGGTGTAGGAATTGCCCCCCCTATCACGTCCATAAGGGCTTGCCTGAGAATGTCTGGGAGCGCCTTCCCACGCCTTGATGCCCTCGTCAGGATTCCCTGACAGGCTCGTGCGCTCAAATAGTATTTCTGCGGCACGTTGTCCTCCAAAATCCACGACAAGAGCGATTCTCTTTCGGCGTTGGGGAACTCCCCAATATTGAGCATCGAGCTGTCGCCAAGCCAGAGACCATCCGTTTCCGGCGATTGCTCCGGCTTTGCTCCATCTGCCCCCCCTACCCGAAGGTCGAGGAATTGAAGCGTCTGGTTGTTCCACGCGGGCAAGTTCTTCCAGCACGGCCCTGAAATCTTCTCCTCCGTTGGAGCTGAACGCTCCTGGCACGTTTTCCCAAACAGCGAAAGTTGGATACATTCCATTGGTGGCTGTCCTCATTTCCTTAATGATTCTTGCGGCATCCAAAAACAACACGGAACGGTTGTCGTCAAATCCAAGCCTTTTTCCCGCCATAGACAAGCCCTGACAAGGACTGCCGAACGTGATGCAATCCACAGGCTCTATCTTGTCGCCGTGAATATTTGTGATGTCGCCCAAGTGTTTCATCTTTCCAAACGCCCGTCCAGCCAGATAGCGCAGCTCTTATATAAGGTAGGCGGTCATAACTTTACAGAAGCAAAAGCCCTGCTCATATCAGCGATAATGTCATATCGGTCTTGATACTTGCTATACACGGTCGTTCCAGTGCCAAGCCCAATCTGCGTCTGGTTGATAGATGCAGGAACTATGTAGATGCTTTCTTTTTCTTCGCTCTTTGCGATCAAAAAGTAAACATCACAAGTCGGAAAGCGTTTTTCAAGGTTAAACGAATAGCAAAAACTCTTATTTGCTTTGCTCGGCCTTGCCGTTTTCACATCAACCTTAACGCTTCCATTAACATAAAGGTCATAGGCGTATCTAGTTGACATTCGCTCAACCGCAAATCCATGTTCTTCCAGCAGTTTTGTAGCAAGGTCTTCGCCATACTTTCCGAATTGCGTTTCGCTTTCTTTCATTTCGACATTGAGGATTTCAGCTATTTTGTAATAGCCACCCGGAAAACGGCGAATTGCATTTGTCAACTTGTCGTTTCCGTAATACTCGCTCAATTCACTTCTTGATGGCATTCTGGTTAAACCAGTGGCAGACATACAGGCTTTCACATACAGCAAGATTTTATCTTGCGTCCAATGCGTTTTTTCTTCCTGATTCATGCGCATCTCCAATCAGAATGGCAACGAACCATCATCGTCAATCACAGAGAAGTCATCTGTGTTGCCCTGCGAATAGTTCTGCGGTGCATCCTGCGCCCGATCGGCGGGCTTGCTGTCAGACTTGCCACCGCAGAAGTCAACCTTGTTCGCCATGATTTCCGTTACGGTACGGTTGTTTCCCTGCTTGTCGGTATATTTCCGGGTCTGGATGCTACCAGTCACCAGAATCAGGCTGCCCTTCTGAAACCACTTGGAAACAAACAGTGCCGTGTTGCCAAATGCAGTGCAGTTAAAGAAGTCGGTTTCCTTCTGACCGCCACTCTGACGGTCACAAGCAATGCTGAACGTACAAACATCCTTGCCGGATTTCGTGACCTTAGCTTCGGGCGTGTGAACCAGACGCCCCTGAATTGCGATAGAGTTGAGCATTGTTTAGCCCTCCTTCGGCTGTTTCTGAGCGCAGTCCCAACACAGGACACGCCCAAAGCGTTTCTTTGTGCTTCTTGCAGTTTCCAGCGGAGTGACGGTGCGGTTGTTGTACTGAATAGGCTGCAACTGCTTTCCGCAGCAAGCGCATGGGGGGATGGCTTCCGCTTCCGTTTGCTTCTGCGCAGGTTTGTTTGCCCTGCTTGTGGTCTGCTTCTGGTACTCGTCCGTATCAGCGTCTTTTGTATCGTCAATACAGAACAAACCGTTCAGAGCGTACTTTCTAGCGTAGCTGCTTGCAGTGCCGGTAATCTGCGAATCGTCCATGCCCTTCTTAAATTCAGGCTCACGAGCGTATGCAGTCACCGTGTAAGTGGCACCATCCTGCGATTCAACCGTTGCAGTGGCTTCGATATAATGCCAACTATCAACGATAACAGGCTTGTCGGAAAGCCGCAGTACAAGGCTATGCGCTTTCAAGATGGGTTTGACCGCTTCGAGAATGTCCTCGCACGAGCGGTACTTGTATCCACCGAATTTGTTCATCTGACCCTTCGGGGCTTTCAACTCTGATTGAACAGCCATCAGAGCTTCATGGATTTTGCTGTTGTCCATACGTTTCCTTTCTTCGGCTTCATTAGGCTTAATTGTTCTTACTTTGGCTTAATTTTGCTGTGCAAAAATCAACCAGCCATCAGTTCTGCCAACTGCGCACGGAGGTCTTTCAGTTCCGCTTCCCTGTCGTCGATTTCAGACTGCAAGTCCTCAATCTCAGCCAGACGATCAGCTTCTTTGGCTTCTGCTTCCTGCTCACGGGTTAGGAAATACACGCCGTCCTCCGGCTCGGTCACCCCGCCGAATCTGTCAAGGTTAATCATCTTTTGGTCTTCCTCTCCTACGTTCCTCTTTGATTTGCAACGCACTGTACCACTGGTCTTTGTCAATTTCGATGGTAGACCACCGATGGGTACAGGCGAGGCATTTCTTTCTGCGAACGATGCTGTCGTGGTCAGGGCGACTATCAACCGTTGTGATGTTGTCACTGCCGCACATCGGGCATTTCATCGTGCATCCCTCCACTCGTTGGTGTGGTGAGGAATGCGTTTTACTTTGCGATTTTCCTGTTCAATACGTTCATTTTCAGAGCTGACACCAATGGCACACAAGACGAGTGCTGCTGCGAGAAAGCTACACGAAAGGAAAACGTATCCAAACATTGCTACTGTGCTCTGGCTTTTCTGGATTGCATCGCCGCATCCTACCGAAAAGATTGCTAACGCGATTCCAAGCGTACAAAGGACATTAGCTTTCAGGCTTTTCACTCTTATTACCTCCAAAACTCAGTATCCATGCCGTAGCCATTGCCACAGATACCGTGATGATTCCACGGGCAGCTGATGCACCCACCAGAATACCGATGTGATGCACCATCCAGAAGTTCAGCAGGAATACCGCCAAAACCACCGCCAGCGTTATGCCCCACATCAGGGCCACTTCAATCAGTGCTTTCACTTTATCTCCTTTCATTTTTGCCATTGCGAATCACGACTATGCCATGCTTTGCCGTTGCTTTTCGGTGAATCGCCTTGCCTTTGTTGTTCTGCTCCTAGCTACTCAATGCCTTAGCCTATCGTTTCTATCCTTTGCCGTCGCTCTGCACTACCTAGTTTTGCCTTTCATAGCCATAGCAACTCATATCGTGTCTACGCTCCGCTTTGCCTTCGCTTATCAAAGCTACGCCTTGCATCCATAGCCTTTGCAAATCTCCTCAATTCGTTTCATTGCCTTTGCCACGCGGCTCGAAACCGCGCCCTGCCATTGCTCCACCTTTCATTGAAAAGCTGTGCCATTGCAAAGCAGATCATGGCTTGCCTATGCGATTCCATTGCACTCAGTTAAGAACTTCGTAGGTATAACGGCCTTTGCCACTGTTTCTCCACTGGCCGATGCCACGCAGAGCACCGTAGTCCAGCCACTCACGCACGACCTTCTCGTGAGAATCGTCCAGAAGAACGATTTCAAACTCGCAGGTCGAACCAGCGGGAATCTGCTCAGAGTTGGCAAGACTGACGCGCTCGCCCTGCGCAGTCTGGGCGCGGAGAGGACGCTGGCACTCGGTAATCTCACCGTTCACATGAATGGGAATCATGCGGGGCTGAACAAAAATCAGACCATCAATGACCTTCTTGTAGGCTGTCAGCTTGCCGGATTCGTTGACGGCTTTCTTCTTGCCAGTTTCGGTCTTGCCGCCGATACGACCCAGCATACCGCAAGCATCCTTAAACATGCCTTTGATCTGATAGTCATACAGGATGGGTTCGCTGTTCTCGTTGCGAGGGAACACGGTCATGCCCTTATCTGCCACAGCATCAGCACCCAGAGCGGCGACTTCGTCCTCGATAGTGTTTGCATCAGGTGACTTGCTGGCGATGAACTCTCGTGCGATGTTCTGGTTGCTAGGCCATGTGCCGAGAACCGCTTCGGTGAATGTGATTCTTACTTTGATTTTTTTCATTTTTGCTCACTCTTTCTTTCTCGATATGTTCCAGTTTTAAAGGTTCACGCTCTTGCCAGCGCTTCCGCCACGGACTGCTTTTGTTGAAGTTGCTTATTGCTTTCTTCATTGTTTGCCATCCTTTGCTTGCGTTGGATGTGCTCCAGCCGGTCTTTCTCCCGATTGTACCAGCGGATTTCCCGTTGGCCGTAGTATTTACCGTTCATCAGGAGGGTCTACCTTTCCTTGCGCAAACAAAGTGCTGTAATGGCCGTAGCTCATTCCAAGCTGTTTTGCTTTATCGTTCATCTGTTTGATGGTGTACTTCGGCTTAGGCTTTTCTTCCGTCCGGTTTCCTTCAGGTCTGGCTTTACGAGAAGATGTTTTGACGTAATCCGGGTGTTCTTTCCACCAGTCTGCGACCCGTTTTCGTCTTACAGCGTTCGCGCATTTATGGTGGTACTTTTGATGTTCGTATACTTTACGCATCGGCTTTTTGCACCATTCACACGGAACGACGCCATATGGAGCGCGTCGTGCTGCCTCATTTTCCTTTTTAACCAATATTGCACATTCTTTGCAATACCGTTTGGTTTTGAGAACTTCGCCAAGAAGACAGCCGCACCGCTCACAGTATTTAATCTCCATCTACTTCACTTGCCTTTCTTAAGGCTCTTTCATTGTGTTCAGAAAAACACTGGTCAAGAAACTGGATGAACTTTGCGATTTTCTCTGCATCTTCTGGCGTACAACCATTTTCTACAAAGCGCCTTGTCGCCTGCTCACGCTTGAAATCCGAGTAGGTCTTGGCCGCGGCGTCAATGGCAAACTTGGCTTCTTCGGGATACTCAAGGTCAAATTTAATGGTCAGATACCTTTCCATGCTCATTCCTCCGCTCTCTGGCTTTTCTCTGCTCTCAAGAACAGATTGACGAAGTAAACTTGCCCGATACCAGTCACTTTAGGGGTTTTGTTGATGGAAGTGTGTCCGTCTGAGTGCGCAATGGACGTTTCCTTAATTTCAAACAAGTGAAGTTCCATAGACTTCTGGACGCCGTTCTGTGACAGCAGCTTTGCCATTTCACCAACAAGAATGCTCTGGCTGCTTGCGCTCACAGCGTCAGCAAAAAGTGCTTTCGGCTTCATGGTTTCAATCTGCTTGTCTTTCTCTTCCAGCTCCTCATGCGCTGCGATCAGTGCGGTTGCGAGAAGTTGCGAGCGGGTAAGCTGCGGTGCGTTGTAGCTTCCAGTCTTACGGATTGTAGGAAGCACATCGTTCGTTACCCATCTGCGGAACGGAGCCGCTTCCGGTTTGTCGCTGCGAAGAATGACATGGTACAGGCCGCTTTCGTTGACGATTACCATTTCCTGTTTGCCGCCAAGGGTGTCAATCAGACTGACACCCTTTTCGTCATCATCTAATCGGTCAGCAGCCATGCGGTTATTGCTAATACCAAGCACAGCGCACACGTCTTTCAGAACGAACCATGCTTCGCCGTCCATATCAACCGTGCGAACTTTGCTGTTCCGATATTCAAAAACTTGAATGTTTGCCATTTTTTCTCTCCCTTCTTACACTCCCGAATCCTGAATATTCAAAATCCGGCAGATGCTTTTCTTGATGCCGGGCGTTTCCAGCTTCCCTGTCTTAACCTTAAAAAGGTAAGAACGGTCAAAATATCGTCCGGTGTCCTCCTTGACTTTTTCAATCAACCAGTCGTTGGTCTTGTCTTTTTGGATAAGAGCAATCTCGATTTGTTTGCCAAAGTCACACAGAGGCTTTTTTTCAGCCATTATTTCACCTCCGGCTATTGATTTTTACGCATAAGTGTAATATAATGAAGTTGCTAGAAATCATTCATTACGCCTTCGCGGTACAGTCTTAGTATAATACGCTTTCGCGTAAAATGCAAGGCTTTTTTAAGCGTTCGCGTAATTTCAGCAAACCTTACAATGCGAGGACTGGAATTATGGCAAACTTGTACGAAAATATTGAAAAGCTCTGCAAGCAGCGTGGAGTAAACGTGACCACTATGTGCAAGGAATCGGGCGCAAGCCGTGGGTCTTTGACCGATTTGAAAAACGGCAGAAAGCAAACCTTGAAATATGAAACGCTCGATAAGATAGCTTCTTATTTTGGAACAAGCGTAGATGCTTTGGTTTCTGGCAATCAAAAAGAAAACCCGCCCCAGCAGCCGCAAAGTGAAGTCGATGCAGCAGTGGAGCGGATTAGAAGAAAGCTTGAATCTATGCCGAAGGAACAGCGTGAAGCGCTGATGAACTTAATCGAGAAGATGTGACGTTCATGCCCGGTAAAATAAAGGAATCCCTTGTGCCGGGCTAGTGTAGCTCTGCGCAAGGGATTTTCTGTTACTCTAGGTCTAGGGCTTGCTCCGCTGCTGGAATCTTTTCAGGGTGTTCCAGCAGCCATGCAATAAATCGGTCAATCTTGGCTCTTTCCTGTTCACTCATTGTGGCATATCCTCCCGATCGGTAAAAATGAATGTTCATTTGATACGATTATACATCTTTTAGTTGTCAAGTCAATGCATTTTGAACAACTTCGTAAAAATTGATCGTTTTCTTCGCATTCATTACTTTGTATCAGGGAAACCAAAAATTGCAATGACAATGATTAAGAGCCACATTAAGTTTAAGTTACCCTTTGCTTTGTAGCATTCCGTTGAGCATGGAACGAAAAGGGTTTTCAGGCAACTTGTCCAGAACATCTGCTTTGACAAGCGCGTTTGTGCTGATGCTGTGCGAAACATTGTTTAGCTGCACAATGGCATCGTCCAAGTCTTTGACTGTTGCTCCACGCCGTTCCATTGACTGGAGGAAAGTTTTCACTTCTTCAAGAACGACAGGGTTCTCGGCTTTATAGAATCCATTCGTAAAGTCCATCTTCTTCTCCTTTCACAGTTCTACAAGCTGTCCGTCAATGCGTTCGATGTTATCTGCCGGGTCGCGCCCATCGTCTAAGGCGGCTACGGCGCGTTCAAGAACGTTTTTTGCTTCTTCATAAGCAGACTTATCAGCATCGTTGTTTGCAAGGTTGTAGACCAGTTTTAAAGCGGTCTGGCGGGCATAGGGAATGAGCATGGTATCAATCTGGTTCATACACTAACCCTCCCACGGTTTCGGCGTTTTGTTTTCGTTCGGTTCAGATGCGGGCATTCCGTCAATGATAATCATGTTGTTACCTCCTGTTTTGATTGTTTTTTCGATGGTACAGTTATAACACAGGCTGCTGTTGGTTCTCCATAGCAGCTTTTTCCATTTTTTGGCTTGTCGAATCCGGCAGTTTTGTCTGATTTTGTTGAAAGGGTGAGAATTTATGGATGAATATTTAGTAAGAACAGCTAAAGCATTAGAGATAGCTCGAATGCGTTCCGGATTGAGCCAGCAGAAATTGGCGGCACGGATGGGCGTGAATCGTGGCACGATAGCGAATTGGGAGCAAGGCCTGGCAGCTATCTCCCTGCCGATGGCTATGCGCTGGTTCACCTGCTGCGGCGTATCGGTGGCTCGATATATGGACGCTTGCATTCATCCGGGGCTACTTGAACACCTTGAGGACGGCCTTTCCGATTTGGAGAAACGGCGGATTCTCATAGATGCCATGATGGAGTGTTCCTCCTATGAGATAGATGCCTTGCTGTACATCCGGTACGGAGATCACGGTTCAAACCACATCGGCGTGCTGACGGAGATTCTGGCAAACCTCCACACACCGCTGAAGGACAGGGTTTCTGTTTGCCGGATGGTGTCTGGTAGCTATGAGATGGCACAGGCTACCGGAACAGACCCAGACCCGAACGGAACCGCCCCAAAGATGGAGATTCTCTATCAGGCGCAGGACGCTGGAACGGAAGCTGCTATGAAGTCCAATGATTCCTATACCGTGAACCCCAATAATATAACTGGTTGATTGTCGAATTATCGCAGTTTTTGCGGAACATTTTGTACACGTTCATCCACTTTTTGTACACCTATCTGGCAAATTTACCTTGTCATTCCGTCCCCCATAGTCTGTAAATCGACAACATTCGCGCGGAATAAATAACGAATTATCATCAATTTATTGTCTGTGATTGGTCGGCTTGTCAATCTGTCCCCCATAACACTGGCTTAAAAGTTTTTCATCCACTTTTTGTACACGTTAGGTAAACCTAACCGTTAAACGTTTCAACCTTTCGGATGCTGAACATCTGTTTATTTAGCGATATTCGCTTTGTATTTTCCACTTTTTAAGAGAGAAAGAAAAGATTTTGTGGAAAATTTTCTTCTTCTGCTATTAGTAGAAGTTATTTTATAATCTTGTTAATAGTCTTGTTTTATATAATGTAAAGAGGTGTACAAAAAATGGATATAGGTGTACGAAATGTGGAAATAGGTGTACGAAATGTGGACAGTTAGGTGTACAAGAAGTGGAAATAGGTGTACACTTGCTATTGATTTGTACACCTATTTGTGATATACTCTTATACGAGAGGAGGCGTGATAAGATTGTCTGATATTAAAGGCGGGAACTTGGTTGAAAAAAGCAGACAGCTTGTTTGGGCAAAGTTCACTGACTATACAGCAGGAGAGCTTCGGTTGCTTGAAGTGTATCTTAGCCGTATCAATCCGAGGGACCCTGAAACTTCAACGGTTCAGTTTACGTTACAAGAATATTGCGAATTTTTGGGGTTAAAAATCAACTCTAGGAATTTGAAAGCACAGGTCAAGCATTTCATCGACAACTCCGTTGAAGTTCCTAGAGGTGACGGTTCAGGCTCGTTTGACCTGTATCCCCTGTTCAGCAGAGCAACTGTAAACTTTGAACCTAGTTTGATGAATATTACTGTGTCGTTATGTTGTAACCCGCTTCTGCAACCTGTTTTCTTTGACATTGCGGAGCGTGGATATGTCAAGTATCGCTTGCGCTACACAGCGAATATGAAATCGCAGTATAGCATTTTGCTGTATTCAATTCTCCGAGAGTTCATCGGACGTGGCGTGAGCCAGCCCGAAATTACGCTGGATAGATTAAGGGAACAGCTTGGTGCAAGAGAACCTAGCTATCAAGAGTTCAAGCATCTTAGGCGGCGTGTCATTGATATTGCGGTAGCTGAAATAAACGAAGTATCAGACCTGTGCGTTGAATATGACAAGGTCATGAGAGGTCGCAATGCGGTTGCTGTGAAGTTCAATGTAGCTTTCAAGTCTAATGAGCCAGTCATAGACGTGGAAGCTAACGAGGTTGAAAGCGTAGAGCTAAAAGATGTTCCAAAGAGCCAACGACCTGCCAAAAAGCCCCGCAGCGGCGCATACGAGGATGTGGATTGGGCATCTATTGCGCCGGAGATGTCTAAAAGCCAGTGTATCTTGACTGCAAAGCTGGTGGCAAAGAGATTGCCGGAGAAGTATCCGAACATCAAGCCTAACAAGAAAAAGGAAGCTGTTGTAAACATCGTTGAGAACGCATACAGGATTCTTGTCAGTGAACGGCTTGATAAGATTGAAAAAGACCCCGGCGCTTATATGTACTCAATTTTGAAAGAAGCAGACCTTGACGATTATGCTACGTTTGATGATAGCTTCTTGAAGTAGTCAGATGCAGCACATTGAGCAGATGATGCAGAAAGGAGAAAGAATGGAATGGATTAGTGTGAAAGACAGGCTACCAGAAGAACCGGGAACATATCTTGTGTCTTGCGTTTCTAATGGGCCTTATTTCTGTGGGACGCATACGATTACGGCTCAATGGAACGGGAAATGTTGGTGGAGGACAAAATATCAGAAATTCACCCATTGGATGCCGATGCCAGAACCAGTGAAAGAATAAAGAAAGAGTGATAAAATGGCAAAAATTATAGCGGTCGCCAACCAGAAAGGCGGCACAGGAAAGACCACAACAAGCACCTGTCTGGCTGGTGCGTTACAGTTGCTTGGCAAGAAAGTTTTGCTGGTGGACTGCGATGCCCAGTGCAATGCAACGGACACCTACGGTGCACAGACAGAGAACGTATGCACCCTGTTTGACGTGATGACCCGGCAAGGCACGGTCGAAGAAGGAATCCAGCACTGCGAAGCTGGTGACATTCTGCCGTCTGACAGCGCATTGAAGGACATTGACGAGCAGCTTGTCCGGGACATGGGCAAGAACTTCCGGCTACGAGAAGCCCTTGAAAACGTGTCTGAGCAGTACGATTACATTGTGCTGGACACTCCCCCGCAGCTTGGCCTTGCGCTTGTGAACGCGCTGATCGCCGCCAACAGCATTATCGTGCCCATCACAGCAGACCGTTACGCACTGGCTGGTTTGAGCCAGCTTTCGCAGACCATTGGTGACGTTCGCAGATATTTCAACCCGACCTTGAAGATTGAAGGTCTGCTTCTGAACCAGTACAAGAGCCGTGAAAACCTGTCAAAAGAGGTTGTGGAGCAGCTCCCGGTGATTGCACAAAGCATGGGAACAAAGCTGCTTGACGTGAAGATTAGACCGTCTATGGGCGTTCGTAAAGCGCAGGCAGAGCGGCACAGCCTGTTTAGCGGTGACACGGCAAAGAGTACCAGCGCAGAGGATTTCAAGGCGTTGGCGCAAAAAATTGTAGAGGGGGATAAAAATGAATGATATATACCCGCACCTTGTAGGAATGACGTGCATCGAAGATATAAGACGGGTTTATTTCTTAGATCTTGGTGTTTCATTTAATGAATTGTCGGATGAAGAAAAAGAGCTTGCATATAATTCTCAGCAATACCTCGCTGAAAAATACTGTGAAAAACTGAAAGAAAAGCTTTCCGAGAATCAGTGGGCGCAGTCGAAGCACAAACTTCCAAATGAATCAAACAAATACGTTATTGGATTTAGTGAAGACGAATACGATGTAGAAATCGTAAGATACGAAAGAGGTCTTAAAAAGTGGATAGGCAAAGATGGGAAATTGCACAACATTACACATTGGAAGTCTTTACCGGCTGTACCAGACCTCGAAGATGAAGATTGGGAGGAAGAGGAATGAAATCAACCAGCAAAAAATCCACAGGCTTGCTTGGCGGGTTTGATTTCCAGCCTATTTTTTCGGAACAGACATTAAGCCGAAGTGAGCCAAAGGAAGAAGAAGTAAGCCAAGCAAAGCCGAACGAAGCCGAACAAGCACAGATTAAGCCTAGTGAAGCCACAGACAGCCGTACACGGCCTAATGAAGCACAGTTAAGCAATATTAAGCCAAAGCAAGCCAAAGGCAGCGAAATGCAGCCAAACAATGCCGTAGTAAGCGAAAGCAAGCCAAAGAAGCTGAAACAGGCGAAAGAAGTTCAGCGTCTTATCGAACAAGGCGATGTTCCCGGCGCACTAGCCGAAGCTGGTTTGACAAAGAAAAAAATCCCGATGCCGGAATCGCATCAGGGCGTTGCAAGTGGTGATGGCAAGCGTTCCAAGCGCATTACCATCCTTATGAGCGAGGAAGAGCGCAAGTACATCAACCGTGAAGCCAGACGGCACGGAATGACGATTGGGCAGTTCGTGTACGCTCTTGCGGTTGCGGCGGCAGAAGGAAAGATTGAATTGGAGGATTTCTTAGATGAATGACGTATGGATTGACATTGGGCAGAAATATGAAGCAATGGCAAATATGGGATGCAAGCCTTATGGCTTCAAGCGGGTTCCATCAAATTTTGTGTTTGATGAAGATAAGTCGGTGAAGTGGAACAAAGAACAAGCGCAAAAGAACAACGATGATTACGACAATGAAGTTAAGCGACTGAATCAAGAAAAAATGAAGCGCAGGGATGAAATCTACGCAGAGATTTATAAGACGATTCAAGAAGAAGTCGGTTTTGGGATTTCAGAAAAGAAAGCGGCAAAAATTTGGGGGTACGCTTACGATAGAGGGCATTCAGCAGGATGGTATGAAATAATCATCAATTTGGAAGAAATTGAAGAACTCGTAAAGTTCGTATTAGGTAAAAAAACTGAGTTGGAGGATTTCTTAGATGAATGATAGTGAACGACGCCTTATTCGATTTGTTTGCGATGGTGATATGCGAAACGCGCAAAAAGCTGTTAAAATCATTTTGAATTCCATATCATCCAAAAAAGATGAGCAGTTCAAAGAAAATATGCTTCGCAAGTTGGAAAGCAAAAGAGAATTTATTGAATTGCCATATAACTTACAGCATCTTTTGATCGCAGAGGATACAGAAGAATTTCCAGAAGCAAGATTCCTTCTTAGGAACGAAGAAAAAAGTATAACGCAGAAAATCATTGCTATTTATCGAGCATCTGAAAAATTGAACGAAATGGGCATTCCTTATTTGCCAGCATTGATGCTTTATGGACAAAGCGGATGCGGAAAAACCATGCTGGCTAGGTATATCGCTCATAAAGCAAAACTTCCGTTTTTGAGGATTCAATTTTCAAGTCTAGTTGATTCGCACTTAGGGCAAACTCAATCTAACCTTGCGAGAATTTTTGATTATGTGAGAACCGCTCCTTGCGTTCTTTGTTTTGATGAAATAGACGCGGTCGGAATGGCTCGTGGGCAAAAAGATGACGTTGGGGAAATGAACCGTGTGGTTATTGCGATTATGCAGGAAATGGATAGATTGCCGAACAATGTCATTATTATTGGAACGACAAACCGATTTGATAGGCTTGACCCTGCACTTGCAAGAAGATTTCCGTTGCAATACGAATTAAAGCCGTTGTGCCGTGCGGATGCAGAAATACTTTCTAAAAGGTTCTTTGAATATGCAAGAGCGCAATATGAAAACATAGCTTATGAAGATAATGTCCCCGCATCTACAGTTATCAAAGAATGTACAGAGCGAATTGTAAATCAAGTTCTAAATCAAGAGGATTTCTTGGAGGATTGACGATAAAAGTTAAGTTCTAGGGGGATTACAATGAATGTGATTAAAAATCGTGATTTAGAAAAAGAAGAAAGAAACCTTAGAGAAAAATTTTACGGAACGGGAATCCAATTCTATCGTGAGGGCAATGGCATCGATAGCCCAATCACAATGATTATAGGTTTTCCAAGCATCAGAAACACACCGGACGAGGTTGCATCCATTAGTGAAAAACTGATGGCAGCAAGTAAAGCGGCGAAAGAATTTAAGTATAACGGATATTTTGTGGATTATCTCTAATCCGATAAAAGCTGAGTTCTAGGAGGATTGACGTATGATTGCTTATAGACCTTGTCGTGGTTCGTTGAAAAACGCTCTAAAAGAAACAAGAGTGTTTCGCAACGAATACCAAATGAAGCAGAGAATTGCAAATGAATGGAACCTAACCTGTGGGAGAAAAGAATTGAACCCAGAAAATATCGTAATTTCACAAGACGAATATTCCGATTACAAGAGTGGGTGGCAGAGGGTTCATGATGTTTGCGTCACGAAGATTGGAAACAGGAATTTTGTGGATGAGTTAGGAGCAGTTCAATGTATTGGATACTGTTCGTATGATATTTCAAACGCCCCTAAAATTGGACAGTGGATAAACGTAAAGAACGAGATGCCAGACGAATATAATCCATACGTTATCGGATTTAGCCAAGACGAGTTTGACGTTGAGATTGTTGGATACGAGCAGGATTTTGGCGAGTGGCGAGATAAAAGCGGAAAACCGCACAATGTTACATACTGGATGCCGTTGCCTGAACCACCTGTAAAATATTGAGATAGCAAAGGAGCAATATATGGAAAAATTTCTATTGAGTCAAAATCCAGTACGATGATGACAAAAAATGCAGACACTTTCAAGCTCCGTTCGTGTTATTTGCAAACAGCAAAGAAGAAGCAAAAGCGAAAATCGAACGAGAAGTTCCCGGCAAATTCTCATCGTTGGCGTTGTGGAACTCGACAAGAGCCTTGTATTCCATCCGCAAGAATTATTTGATATAAAAGCAAAATCTGTACTTTGGGAATAAGGAAAACGCTAGAGGATAGAACAGGCAGCTATCGCCCATCGTTAGGAGATGTGGGAATCGTCACCCCACCTAGCTTTTTCAATGGTAAACCCCTGTGTAGTCGTTAAAAACTACACAGGGGTTCTCGTTTTACTTATCAGCAATGCAATCCCAGTAGAGATATGCCTTGCCGTCTGCGGCATCTGCGTCCTCAAGGAACGCCTTTGCCATGTCAGCGTAGAAGCCCGGAGTGTCAACGGACTGACGCTTTGCGACCTGACAATAATCTGAGTACATCATGTTCATGACAGCCCAGAAATCGTTCGGGTCACAGGTGATATTGCGCTGTTTTGCAACGTCCTGCGTCTGTTCCAGTGTCCAGTGGCAGCCCTTTGTGCCGTCAGCGTTCACCATGCTGTCGCACCATTCCTCCGCTTCATCGTGAGTGAGGTGCTGGCGTGGCATCCTGATTGAGCGGTTGTCTGCGCCGCCACGTTCGTACTGCCCAGACCGTTTATCCCAGTCGCCGTTCTGCGAGAAGCCGATTTGCGGCATTCTGCGTCCATTCTCCACGTCAGGGTAGCGGGGGATGGGGTAGGGGTCGATGTAGCGGTTCTCCTCCTGCGGATAATAGGGATAGCGGTCGTTGCCACCTTCCAGCTTACGCAGACGGCGTTCCATCTCACGTTCCCTGCGGTCACGCTCTTCCTCAAGGCGGTCACGTTCCGGCTCACGATTTTTGTCGTGCTCACGGAGCATCATCATGCGGCGAAAATTAGTCTTGCCCATAATCTATACCTCCTCAAGAAATGGACGCGGGCGCACCAGCGTGGGAACGGCAGAAGCAGCCAAGATACTTGAACGTGCCTGTGCCGGTCGCAGACGTTGCCACACGGGTAGCATAGCGAGTGCGAGTGTGGATGCTCTCAGCGGTTGCCTGAGCGCAGTTGCAGTCGGTCAGAGGGTATGCGGTCGTACCTGCGCCGATGGTAATGACCACAGGGGCGTTGATGGTGGTCGTGTCCGGGATGCTCTGGGCAACCACGATGCAATACTTCTCTCCGTTCTGGTATGCGCCAGCAGGGATATTGATGGTAAGCGTGTCATTGGCGAACGTTACCGCATTCGAGATGACGAGGTGCGGGCAGAGTTTGCAGCTTGTTTTGCAAGCCATAATGTTTTCCTCCTAAAAAATCAGGGGCAGAGGTGTCTTACCCCTGCCCCGATGGTTCACCCGGTGTTATCGGGGAGTGTGTTGGTTAGCAGCAGCCGCAGCAGTTCACGCCCACGTTGGGGTTTGCCACCTGATAAGCGGGAATCGGACGAGGATTGACCCGGTTCAGGATGGTGTCAGTCTGCTGAGACATCACGGTAGTCAGAAGCGCATTCTGCCGATCCTGAGAAGCCGCGAACTTCAGGCTCTGGTTCTCAGCGGTCAGAGTGGCAATCTTATCCTGCGTGAAGTAGTCCATCATGCTACGGAAGTTGGCGTTGCAGTTGTCTACGATGGCGCGGGCGTTGTCTGCGATAGCCTGACGGGTAGCGCAGTCTTCCGTTGCGATGGTGTACTTCAGGTCACCGATCAGCTGCTTGTTCTCGCAGCAGCAGGATGCCAGCTGCGTCTGGATAGCGGTCTGACCGGCCTGCCGTGCGTTGCCCTCCTGCATGATAGCAAGGTTGATGGCATTGTCGCCATTGGACACGCTGCGTTCAAGACCGTTCACGAGCTGTGCGTTCTGGTATCCAAGCTGACAGATGGCGCTGTTCACGCCCGCAAAGCCGTTCGCAATGTTGGCGTTGATGCCATTGATCTGCGCCAGCTGGTCATAACCCAGAGAGCAGATGCCGCTCTGGATCCCCGCCAGAGAGCGGGATGTATCCTGCTGGTAGAAGCCCTCAGACAGCGCTGCACGAGTGTCGTTACCGCCCTGACCGGTTGCGCCAGTGCCGACCAGATAGGGGATGTAGGCGTTCATGCCGTTGTCACTGCCGTTCCGGCCATAGCCGTTTGTACCCCAGCCGAAGATGATGGCGAGGATAATAACAGCCCAAAGACCCTCGTTGCCGAAGAATCCGCCGTTGTTATTGCCGCCGTCCTGCCCAGCCAGATAGCCAGTTGCAAAATCGTCCATAACAAAACTCCTTTCAGTTTTGCGTTATGCTATCCCGCTACCGTGTGCAGCGGGCGAAGCCAAATCAAAGCGGTTTTTGTCAAGTCCGCAAAACTGAGAAGCGTTTCGCTTAGAGGGATGCGTTATCGGGGCAGCGTCAGATTCAGGACGCTTGCCAGCTGGTTCAGGTCGATGCCACGCTCTTTGGCGAGGTTCTGCGCCATCGTCCTGAGTTGCGTTTCGTTCTTGCCCTGAATCAGGTTCAAGCCCTGCATGATAGGAGCATTCTGCCCGCTTAACTGCTGGATAAGCCCCATCGGGTTCTGCCCGGCACGAGCCAGATTTGCAAGCTGCATGATAGGGCTGTGAGTAATCATATCAAACGGAGAGGACATCGCTTATTCTCCTTTCTTTGCTGCGGCAGCGGGCTTAGAAAAGCTCTTCTGCCACTTTTCCAACTCATCCAGACGGTGGACGAGGGTGTTGTACTGCTCAATAGGCACATACTGCTGTGTCGGTGCAGCGGTCTGCTGTGCCTGTTGTGCTTGCATCTGCCGCCATGCTTCCGGACTGTAAAACTCTTGTACATAGGATTCACAGGTGTCCGGGTTGAGCCGTTTGCAGTAGATCACGCCGCTGCGCAAATCTGGGCAGTAGGTCGGTCTGCCGTACAAGTCAGACGGTATCGCCAGAAATTCTTCCCTGCTGGAAACGGGTCTGCCGAGCAGCCAACCACCATCTTGTGCCGACTGCTGAACAGGCTGCTGCCCATTCATCGGCTGCGGACGCTGCGGTTGCGCCTGTTGCATCTGCGTACTCGGTAGGGGAGTGACAAGCCCAACCGTACCCATGCCGCCGTAAGGATTGACAGGCTGCTGCGGAACGTAGGGCGCTCCGGGTGCCGGATAATAGCTCATAATACATCCCTCCTTGTGCATCCAGTGTACTACATCGGCAAAAAGTGAAGGACAACGAACGTACAACGAAGGACAAATATAAACTGATACAACTGATACAAAATAAACAAAAAAATAAGACAAAGTCTGGTGACTATGCTTGTATCACTTGTAGCAGTTTTGTGGTATAATCAATACAACAAAACAGGAACGTGAATTTAGGAGGAAGTATAATGGAAAACAAGACCATCCAGAATCTCGGCAAATTGTACCGTCTGCTCGATGAAGCCTGCGCCGACCGTGTGAATCAGGCAGACCTTGACAACGCTACGAGGTTTCCCGTACGTGGTGTTATGATGAAAATTACGCTGGCGCACAAGCTCCACAAAATGACCCCGGAGCTTGACAACGCCTGCGCTTACGTCCTGAAGGATGTAGACCTTGAGGACGTGAATAACAGCTTTGCGCTCAAAGCATTGCCGTTGCAGCAGCAGGGCATGTTCCAAATCGGGTATATGTCGCCCGATTACAAGACACTCGGGGTGTCTTCCGTAAAAATCAAGGCCGCTCGGGAAAACGCTGGGCTGACCATTCGTGCGTTGTCGGAGAAGACCGGGTTGTCTACCGCGACCATCCAACACGCAGAAGCCAGAAAACCTATCCGGATGACCACGCTCAAGAAAATTGCTGCGGCCTGCAACGTATCAGTAGAAGAGTTGCAAGGGTAAAAGAAAAGCGCCCACACGGAAAAATCCGCATGAGCGCTTAACTGTTAAGGGCCTCACATTGGAAGCAAAAATAAAATATCACGTTTTGACTTGCAAGACAAGAGTTTCGACAAAACTAGTATGAATAAAGCAAAAATCCCCCACTTTGCCTACAAGTACCCAGCGTGTCACGCAGGGCTTCGACAAAGCAGGGAATTTTTATGCCGCCGAAACGGCAAAGTCTAAAATCAAGAGAGGAACCGCCCACAGGCAATATCGTTCTCTACAAAGCCGTAGCCTTTCAAATCATAAATCGTATGGCGTATAATGCAAAGACGCATATACGGATAAAACCACGCCTATAAATGCACTATTCCAAAACGGAAGGACGGTTTTTAGAACGCTTGATGTCGCCCCAAAAATAATCAGAGCGAACAAGACACGAGATAAAAAGCGATATATTTTATTTGCCATAATTCATATAAAATCGTCTCCCGCATGGTACGCACTGCAACCGGGTGGATTTGTTGATGTTATTATACCACAATCAATCCGTCACGACAAGAACCAGCGCAGGGCCGTTGACGCTGACCTCTGCGTCCTGATATGGCTCGACAATGGTCGTTTCCACGCCATCGCGTTTGCGAAGCTCTGTAACAAGATTTGCGGTCGGAACATTTTCGAGGTTCACGGTGAGCTCCTTTCGTCTAGCTTTTCATCAATAATTTTCAGCCGGTAGCCTATCGCCGTCCGGCTGTAATGTGTCTGTGCTGCAATGTCCGGCAGCGGGAGCCGCTCAACGTACCGCAGTAAGGCTATCTTACGGTCAACCCTCCCAAGCGGTGCGTTTTTGATGGCGGCGATCATCCTCTGTCGGTCAAGTCCTTGCAGCGCAGCGGGCAGCACTACGCGAGCCGCCGCCACAGGCAGCACCGAGCCAAAAAGGCTGCGGCAGCTGTCCGGCGTTGCGCACTCGAGCGGTCACGGCACAGCAATGTCCTATTTTGCCAACGTCGGCAAAATGGTCACGCGCTGCGGGCCACAAAATCGGGTACGCACGCCGATCATAATAATAGCGCGGTGTTTGCTCGTATGTAGTGCTTGCCATAATAATCTCCTTACTGCTTTTCCAGCGCCGCTCGGGCGCGGTCAAAGAAAAACTGGATGACCGCGCCGATGGTCTCATCGGTGATGGCCCAGCTGATGAGCCTGCCGTATTTGCTGGCGCTCAGGGCGGCGCGAAGCATCTTGACGACCCACGCCTTGCGCTCTGCGCCACGTTTCGTCCCCTGAATCTCCTGCTCTGCCCGCTCGATGAGGTCCAGCACCAGCGGCTTTACCGCCGCACCATAGCCCAGCCGGATGCAGCCCAAGGCGTAGAACGCAAAGCCGCCCAGCATAAGCATGAGGGCCACAGGGGCGGGAAGTGCGGTCAAAAGGTTACGAATCGCTTCCATGATTGGTGACTCCTTTCAAAAGATAGTTGTCGATGTCGGTGCGGCTCTTCTGCATCCCCTCACGGTTGTTGCCGGACAGCTGCGCGTCCAAAAGGTTGCGCACCCCGTTGAGGGTAAGACGGCTTACCTCGTCGATTCCTTCAAAGCGGCGCAGGTCGCGAGCGAGGGCTTGCGTGTGCTGAAGCTGGCCCTGCTCTAAGGTGCCAATGCGCTTGTCCAACTCATCCATCCGCTTATTCTGCGCATCGTCGGGGGCCTGTGCCTTTTTGATGTACTTGTGGATGATTTCCAGCACCTTGTCAATGGTGATGGCCGCAGCGCACAGGCTGCCCAGGATGCCCACCACCCACAGCAAAGCTTCTTTTTCGGTCATTTGCCCTCCCGAAGACGGGTCAGACCCTTCTTGCGGATGATACGGGGGTAGTCGATCTCTGTCACGTTGAGGTCAACGTTGCCGGAGATGCCCGGCACGCGGCCCTTGCTGGTGTGCTGGTGAGCGTTGTAGTGGTAGCCAACGGCGGGAGTGTGCCCGGTTGTATCGGACAGCCAGACGTCCCAGCGGCTTGCCAGACGGCCCATATCCAGCTCCATGTTGGAGTAGTGGGTGTAGGTGTACAGCTGGGCGTAAAAGCCCATCTTCTCCACCTGTTCCAGCGCGTAGGCGGTAAGGTTGGTGAGGTCGAGGGTGCTCATAGGCTTGAGCTTGTTTTCCTCCACGTCCACCGCGAGGGGCATGGTAAGCTCCTTGCCGTAGACAGCTTTCCGCACAAGGGCAAGCTCTGCATCGGCCATCGCTTCGCTGGTGGCGTAGGTGTAGTAATAGACGCCCACGTCCAGCCCGGCAGCCCGGGCGTTGCGGTAGTTGGTCTCAAAGGTTGGGTCGATGTACAGGCCATCTGCCCGCTTGGAGAGCTTGTAGTTGGTAGATACCGTCTTGAGCATCGCTCCCTTGTAGCCCGCCGCTGCCACCTGCGCCCAGTCGATAAGGCCCTGATACCGGCTCACGTCGATGTACCGGTAGGGCGGGCCGCCCTCCCAGCCGGCGACAGCCTCTGCCTTGGGGGCTTGGGGCGCAGGCTCAGGTTCGCCCATGTCCTGCTCGTCCCCCGGGCCAAAGATGGCCCGCACCAGCTTTTCCAGCAGTTCCAGCAGCTTACCCATCGTAGTCCTCCCCCGTGATCTCTTTGTACTGTTCTGCGGTGATCTCGCCGTTGGCCACCCGCTTGGTCAACTCCCGCTTGACCCCGGCGCGGCGGGATGCGGGCATCTCTGCCCACACCTTAGTACCGGCGATCAACCTGTTTGCCCAGATTTTATCCATTTTGATGTCCTCCTTACTTATTGACGGCGGAGTCCAGCTCGCACAGCGAGTCCTCGATAGCTGCCAGTCTCTCATCAGCGGCCATATCCTGCTCACACAGGGCGTCTTCCATCTCTGCGGCGGTCTTCGCCGCCTGCGCTGCCAGAGGGCCGGTCTTGTCGGTCATCCGGTAGTGGCGGTCGATCTCGTACCAGTCATAGCAGCGTCCTTCCGCGTCCTCCGCGCTGCGCAGCTTGCGGACGACCCGGAAGCTGTCGGTGATGGTCTGGTCGGGATACTCCCGCTCAAGCTGGTGATAGCCAGTCAGGCTGGTGTGAGCGTCGCCGACGGTCTTGAGGACTTCAGCGCCGCCCTTTGTGCCAAAAACGTACTCCACGTCAGGTTCTCCTTTCTTTGATGCTCTCGGACGACGTGCTTCAGGTCGCGGACGACCCGCTCTCCCCGAAACAGCCATTGATAGAGATGATAATTGTTGCAGTGCCGGAGCTGCCCGAGGCGCGAGAGCAGGCTTGCCGCCGCTCTGGGTGCGATGGGCTTCCCCTGCCGCCTGCGCTTGCGATACCGCGCCAGCGCCCGCTTGATGTTCAGCAGATTCCGCTTGCGGGGGATGGTATACCCTCTCCCGTACCGGTAGCCTACAGCGTCCGGCAGCCGCCCTTTCGCCCGCGCAAAGCCGCGCCGGGGCGGGGCAAGGGGCGTCTTCGGCTGCTTCTTCGCCGCCGGGAACACCTGCCAGTCTCCCTTGAGCCGCAGGTCGTGGGCGTCAAGCCAGCCTTCGACCAGCAGACGGAGCTTTTTCAGCTTGCGCTTGTTCGGCCCGAAAGTGGTCAGGTTGTCCATATACCGGGCGTAATGCCTGCACAAGCCGCTCTCCCGGATGAGCTGGTCGAGAGGCTGCAAGACCGCGTTGGCAAACCACTGGGAGGTGTACGTCCCCAGCTTTACGCCGTCCCGGATGATGCGCCGGATCAGGTCGAGGATGCGCCGGTCCTTGTAGAGCTGCCGCATCCGGGCCATGACGACTTCCGGGGTCAGGCTGTCGTAAAAGTGGCGGATGTCTCCGCAAAACTCGTACTTCGTCCCCTTGCGGTCGTACTTCATCCAGCGCTGGACGGCGTTCTTTTCCCGGTGCGGCCCGCGCTCCCGGATGGAGCCGCAGCAGTAAAAATCCATTCCCTGCATCATCCTGGGCTGTAACACCTGGATGAGGGCGTGGTGGACGTACTGGTCGGGCCACTGGGCCGGTTCGCTGATGGTGCGCCATTTCCGGGCGTTGGCGTCCCACCGCTGGCTGACATGGGGCTTTTTCGGCTCAAAGCCGCCGACGAGTATTCGCCGCAGGTCTTCCACCCGCTGCGGCTTGGTCTCTTCCACCCACGCCGTACAGGTGTTGGGCTTGTGGCCTCGATTCCAGCGGTGGGTGCGGTTCACTTCGTCGATGGCGTGCAACAGATTATCATCTGAGATTAACGTATCAAAGAGCTTTCCAGCTCTCTTCATGGGATTCCCTCCTTTTAGCTGTACGGACGTTCCAGCGCCCCTTGCGGGGTGTACTAGCCCGCTCCCAAAATGCCTATCTTCACCGTGGGGTGTGCGGCTGTCTGTGCCAAGAATGTGTGAGGTTGGAAATATCAAAAAGGAAGCGGCAGCCGATGTTCCCGTTATAGCTCGACGCGGCGTTGTAGTTGACGTAGAACAAACCATAGTTGGAGTTGTGGCTATAGTTACCACCGACGTAGAGGCAGGGGTTCGACGAGCTGAAGTTCCAGTTATCGCACGAGGCCTGAGAACAAAAAAGCGCCGGCAATGCACAGACAGTCCCATATAAAGTTCAGCGCCTTACGGCGCAATCATCTGAGTGGGCTGCGGCCCCCTCAGACTCCCCCGTTGGGGAGTTCCTGGAGGCGGCAGCCGATGCCCCCGCTATAGCCCGACGCGGCGCTGTAGTCGACGTAGAACAAACCATAGTTGGAGCTGCGGCTATAGTTACCACCGACGTAGAGGCAGGGGCCCGACGAGCTGAAGTACCAGCTATCGCACGAGTACGTTGCGTCATTACCGGACGCGGATGTGGGGATAAACATCGGGAAGCCGCCGTTTGTCTTGACCTTGAATGCGGACGGCCAGCCATTGGGCGGAACGCCGACCGCCGTGCCATTGCTGCTGTCGCTGAACTCGGAGGGATTCAAGATGATGTTCAGGCCGTTGCCGTTGTTATAGCAGCCATCGCACCAGTCCAACACGTTATCCCACAGGCCCTCGATGTTGCGGTACTGCGTGCCGCCGTAGGTGGCCCGGCTGCTCTGATCGGTGCCGGTGTGGTAGGGCATCGAGTCGGTGTAGCCCATTGCGAAGGTGTTGCTGTTCGGACTGCATCCATAGCCGATTTTCGCCTGACTGTTCCAGTCGGCGAACTCGACGATGTACAGCAGCCAGAGCGTAAACCGCATCGCAAAATCGCTCTGCCAGATGGTCGAACCAAGATTGTGGATGCCGGAGCGGGCTGAAGAGCGGGTCATGTTCACCCTGGGGCTGCCGGTGCCGCTCTTATAGGTGCCGTTGCAGTGGTATCTGCCGATGTACACCACGTCCCGCTCACCGTGGCCGTCACCTCTGTCCATGTGGGCAGGGCTGACGCTGTAACCCTCCACCGCGCGGTCGGCGATCTGGATGGTCATTCCCCTGCCGTTTTGGGTCAGCTTGTACCAAAATTTCGGGATGCTGACCATCGTGCCGCCGGTGCGTTCGCTCTTTACCATGCCCGCCCAGGGCTGCAAGCCGTCGAAAGGACTGCCATAGCTGCTTGCCCCCGCTACATACGGCACGGGGTCGGTAAACTCTGCCGCCTCGTCGGTGCGGCTCCACTTGGTGGTGCTGGTGCCGTCCCAGCTTGCGCCGTAGATGTGGACGTATGCAAGCTCAAGGGGATAGTCCCTGTACTCGCTCACCTCCACGCTGCCCTCGGTGGTCTCGTCACCCAACGTGGCCGTTACGGTCCATGTGCCAGCGATGGGCAGATACAGCTTGATGCTTCCGCTCTCCGGCACGGTGCCGGTCACGGTCTTGTCTCCGCACTGGGCGGTGACGGTGCTGCCAGCCTTGACTGTCACGGTCAGGGTGTAGTAGGTCAGGGTCAGAGTCTTGGTGCGGCAATACTCAGCCTGCACCGTCTCCGTGGCCGCGCCGGTGCCGAGCGTGGCGGTAACGGTCCACTCTCCGTCGTGGGGCAGGGCCGTAGAAAAGCTGCCGTCCGCAGCCACTCCGCTCACGTCTTTCTCGCCGTCCGAGAGGACGACGGAACTGCCCGCCTCGGTATGCACCACCACCCGGGGCAGCACGATGCCGCCAACCGCCGCAGCGTCCGCCGCCGCGCCGGAGATGGTGAGGGTCTTGTCGGTCTCGATTTTGATGGCGTTGATGCGGTCGCCCACGGCTTTGGCGTCTGCGGGAGCGCCCTTGACGGTCAGGGTGGGGTCGGTGGTAACGATAGCCGCTGCATTGTCCGCATACTGCTTCGCCGCAGCTTCACTCTTCGCCGCAGCGTCTTTGCTTTCTTCCGAAGAGTTTGCGGCTAATTCAGCAGCGTCTTTTGCGGTTGACGCAACGGTTGCGGCGGCTTCCGCCTTTTCCCTTGCGATGTCAGCCCCTGCAACATCACTCAGAGTGTTGAGGGTGTTGGCGTTCATTGGAGTCCCCTCGACAACAGGTTCGTCATTACGAATCAAAGTGATGATTTCTGATGTGCCATCAGATTTCATCATAGTCCAACGCCCAGGATATTTTGCCTTTCGGTCAACAAAGTGCATAATAGGGTTCACCTCCGCATATTGTATCTGAGCAATAAAGTAAGTGGTCTTTTGCCATCGCTTCAATGTCAGACAAAACTTTTTCTACTTGATTGATAACAGCAAAACGATAACTCAGCGCCTCGGGAGTTTCCGGGGTAGAGCTTTTGCCGCTGCATTTGAAACGAATGGCTTTCACGTTATCAATCCACCGAGTGGCGTCCGCAATGGTCAGATAATCATTGATTGTCCAACCAGCTTCCACAGGCATAGTTAAACCGACCGTTCCTGAAAAAATAAGCTTGCTATCGTCGTCGTAATAAGCGCTTCCATTTGTAATGTTGACGTAGTCGTTTGCGACGGCCCAAGATGGCTCGACAGAGGGCGGGTAGAAGTTGTTGGAGGCGGCGAAATAGAGCTGGTATTCGGCTCCCTTTTCCAGCGGGAAATCGCCCATGTCCAGCACCACGTCGTTGTAGCCGCGGACAATGTCGGTGAACTTGTCCACAAGGGCGGTCGTGGAACCGTATTTGCGCAGGACGGTGCGCATCGTACCAGGCACATAGCCCTTGACGCGAAATTCCAGCGAGCGGAGCAGCAGGCCCGCTTTCTTGGCAGTCAGCGGCATAAAGAACTCGTATTTGGCGGGATAAGTGTCCCACGCAGGAATGTCGCCGCTTTCATTTTTTGCAGTAACAACTTGAATGTTTTGCTGTACAATCCTTGCAGAATAAGGCGCGCCAACGATTTCAGCAAGTTCTTTTATGCCGTTTTCAATGCGGTTGTAATCCGTATAGCTCAGAGCGCCCTTCATGCCAGCAGCCCATTCTTGCTGTTCTTCTTCTGTCCATGTGCCAGTTCTTGCCTTTGCGGTCAGTTCTTTTACCCGGTCAACATCAGCTTGCGTTCGGTCTGTAATCCACGTTGCCATATTTCACCTCTTAAAAAATCAGTTTGCCGTCAGCGTCAATAGCGAGAGACTTTGGGACGGTAAATGCAGGGTGAACGACATTATCATACTTACGGGGGGAATCGTCATTCGTAGCGTAAGAAATCGTCTCTGCGTTGGTATTCACTTGTAACGTAGAATCATACACGGCGCATGCGTCTACAAGTTTGCTTACCAACAGCGGCCGCCAGTACTTATTTGCGCTTGAACTTGTGCCAGCAATATCACGAAGCATCTGAAGCGAGTACAGGTAAGGAGTTCTCGTCCAAATAGATCGTCCTCTGCTGGAGCCATCCATGTCAGAGGCAAGCATCGTTTTCAGGATTCCAGATGCATTTTGCAGGGGAGTACCCTCGTTGTGCTTATAGCTCGGGCTGCTAGTTGTCCAATTCGGAGTATCAGAGCCTTCCGTGTCATACCCGAACTCGTGGTAAGAAAGCAGGAAAATGCTTTTTGCCATCGTAGTCACTTTGCTGCTGCCAGAATTGCAATAAGAATCAGAAAAACCGGGAGTATAGTAGATGGTCGTCTTATCGATAGCTTTCTTTTGGGCAGAGCTGAACAAATTGAGGTAATCTTCGTTGAGCCAGTTGTTTACGCTACTGCTGGCGTAAGTAGACCATGTAGAGCTCCAAGCCATGATGGCCGCGTAGTGTTTTCGAACCAGAAGAGTTCTCCCGGCTCCGTTCAGCTCGCTTTCGTAGTCATGCTTTGCAACGATGAACTCGGCCACGCTACTGCCTTCATCCATAAGGACGGTGCCGCCCTCCGCAACATCAAACAGATTGTACGCCGCCGTAGCGAAGGAGCATTCTGCGGAGACGCCGCCTGCTGAGGCTGTGACAACAGCCTTACCCGGAGAATTCCACTTGACTTGGCAGGTAGATTTTCCTTCTGCATTTGTCAGAACGTGAAGGGAGACGATTCCTTCGGGAGAAGCTGCCCAGTTGATTTTAGGAGAGTCAATAGAAGCAGGAGAGAGGGTGGCGGACAAAATAACGGACTCGCCCCAGCCAAGTTGTTCGCTGGTATGGTCAAGAGACATAGCCTGAGCATCTGCCATCATGTACCCCTCTACAGTACCTTTGAAACACCCATTGAAAGTGTACTTTACATTGGTCGCCAGCAAGACGGCATCGTAATTGAACTGATGGTGAATCTTTACCATATCAAGAGCATCAACAGTAGGGCTTGCTCGATATGTGAGAGAAGCCTTGCGGCGATTGGAAAGGACTCCATAAGACTCTGTAAGGGCATTCCTGGATTTTGAGAGAATGTCCTTTGTAAGCATAACATTGCTCAGAGTCTGGCTCACGCCTTTGCCCGAAGGGCTTTCGGGATAAGCGTAAGTAACGTCGCCTGCGGTGGTCACAACATTGAGCATATTTTGAGCAAAGGTAATCTCCGGCCAAGAATAATTGTTCAGCACGGGAATGTCCAACACTGGGCTGGAGGCATCGGAGCCGTAGACTCGGTTAATTTTTATCACGCCATCACGAGTCTGGTACAGAGCCATTCCAGCCGCATTGGCCGCAAGCTGCAAAATATCGGAATTGTGATAAGTAGACCCATCGCTTGTAATGTCCGTAGAGTAATCCTTCAGCTCCTCAGAGATTTCCGCTGTGATTCCATCAGCTTCAAGCTGCTCCAAAGCGTCGTAGCACATCTCATAGAGCGTGCCGTATTTTCTTCCGGTATACGTTGTGCTGGACAGATACAGGAAAGCGTCTCGCGCCTGAAAAGACGCTTCAATGCTGTTGGCAGGGACGCTCCACTCTGACAGGAAGAACATTCCTCCGCTCACCCATTCGGTCTTCCCGTCAACATCCATTCCATAACGAACAGTGACAGGCTGGCGCTCATAGATGTACTTGTAAATTCCTTGAGGGTTTACGGAGTCCCATGTGCGGTCGCTGTTGTCGAGGCTAAAGGAAATCGACTCCTGAGAAAGCTGCCCGGAGATAGGGTCTCTGGCAGAAGAATGGCTGTAAGACAAGATTTTGGTCTTGTCAAATACCAGATACCTTCCGATTTTCACTTGCTCGATCCTTACTCTTCGGTCGGGGAGACACCACTTTAGAACTTCAATCTCTACGGCATCAAACCCGGAAAGCTCAGCCTCAACATCAGAACGGACGGATTTGTTTCCGTTCACGGTCACAGTTTTTAGCTTGCTAGTTCCAAGGTATGCGCTGACCGAAAAATCCGTGGCGTACTCCCCGAATACTGTAGACCAGCAAATCGAAACGCCAGGAACGGAGGACTTGTTTTCACTTGGAAGTTCAAGCCGGATAACAGGATGGTTTGAATCGTCAAAAATCTCGGCACTCAAAAAACCAGTAGTTCCATACGGAGGAGAAGAAGGGACGATGCTACAGCTTCCATCAAGAACAGTAAGATTGGGCTCTCCTGTAGAATACCTCGAAATGGAAGCGTTATCAGAAAGTGCAATATTATGAAAGGTGGAGAACGGGGCTGCCGATGACGTGACGATGGTAGCTTTTTTATTGATGCCTGGCTCAGTGATTCCGCAGGTAATCTCCACAAAAGATTCCGGGACGAGGGTTTCATTAAATTTCTCTTTCCACTTATCGGAGACTTCAACCATGTATCATACCTCCACAAGAGAAAGTTTGCACCCTATCCACCCCATCACACCACCGGTTTTCGGCCCTCTACGCCACATGCCGCCGGTGCGGTCGGAGACATACATCTGACGGGTGGTATAACCGGCTGTGGCTTGATTGTAAAACTTAACGGTGCAGTAAAAATTTGTAGTGAAAAGGCTCAAGATGTCGGCCCACTGCCGCGCAGTGAGGTAGTTCCATGACATGGAGACTTTTGCTACATCATGCCGCACGACAGCGCCAACAACTTTACCCTGAACATTTCGTCCAGAGTCCACGATCGTGCTAGTCGTTCCCTCATAAGAGGATGGTTCCGGCAGCTCTACGCCATTCACCGTAACCAGTGCAGGAATATTGGCCATCTGAACCATCCTTTCTTAATAGGAATAAACTTCGGTACCCATAATAGACACGCCACGTTCTTTCTGCGTTTTTTCAACGGAAGCAGTGAGCTGCTTGCCATCAAGGTAAACTTTCACGTCCCTGCCATCAGAAATTTCCTCTCCGTAACGCTGCCATATATCGAGGAATGCATTGTAGCAGCCGTTGTACACAGCATCTCTCATCTCTTCGGAGTTTCCTCCGGCCGCAGAATAAGTTCCGCTGTAAGAAGAGCTAGACGTCGAGGAATTATAGCTGGAGCTTCCGACGTACTGAGATGTATCGCTGTAACTGCCGGTAGACCGGCTGCCGCCAAGTTTCGACACGATGCCAGCAATCGCAACTCCAAGGGTTGCGGCGGCGGCAAGGGCCACGATGCCAGCTGGAATGCCAAAAATCGTAGCACTGAGGGCAGCACCCACAGCAGAAAGCATTCCTGCCACTGCGGTTCCGATGGTGCTTACCAGACTTGCAAACCCGGCAAAAATCGTCGGGAAAGAGCTGAGTAAACCACCAGAGAGCGCCGCACTGATGGCTTTAGCTGCCGTTGCGAGAGGAGACTTCACGTTTCCGAAAGCCTGCGTAATGCCGGAAAGCATCGTCTGAGTTTCAGTGGAAACCTTTCCAAAGTTTTGGGTCAGATTGTTCACCAGATTTTTCCCAATGGTAGCAGCGGTGTTTAGCAGAGAAGAAGCTTGGCTTTTCAATTCTTTGCTTAGTCTGCTTACAAGGTCGCTTGCAACGGACTTGGCGCGTTTACGCTGCTCATCGCCCATAGCGCCCCAAATGCCAGCGGCAATGGTAGTGCCGACCGTTTTCCAATCGCCACTCTGCGCAGCCTGAATGAAAGTTTGCACCGTACCGAAGAAGTTGGTCTTGAGGTTGTTATCGAGTTCTGCCCACTTAGAGTCTAGCCCGGAAATGATGCCGTTGACGTAGCTTGTGCCGCAGTCAATGCCATAGTTCGCCATCTCTTCGCCCTTGAGCTTGGTGGCGTCTACGAGTTTATTCATAGCATCGTTGACATAACCGAGAGAACCAGTGATACCGTTTGCAAGGCCCTGGTCGATGTAACCGCCAATCCCTTCAAACCACTTAGAAGGAGAGTTAATATCAAGTTCATCTTGAGCGGTTTTCTTGATTCCATCGGTCAACTGTTTGGTCGCGTCATTTGACACATTGGTGTTCCCAGTGATGCCCTTCGTGATGCCATCAATAATGTTTTTGCCGACGCTTAACGGATTAAACTTAGAAACTTTATCAATCAGTTTTCCAAACCACGTTACAGCGTCTTTGATTCCATTGATTACGTCAGCAATCAAGAGAACAAATTTTTCCGCAAAGTTTCCATTGGCGGCGATGGCAAGGCGGTCTGATTCGTCTACGCCTTTAATAATCCATCCAATGAACACGCCCATGTCGTGGATAACTTGCGCAAGAGACGCGATTGCACCTTCAAGAAAATTTCCATTCATCTGGATGTCGAGCATTTCCGTTTCAGAAACGCCATTTTGAATCCATCCGATAAGAATTGCAAAATCATTGATAAGATTTCCGAGAGCAGTTATGATGTCTGCCACTGTTTCGGCCGCAATCGTGCCGAAATTCACGAAAGCATCATGCCAATCAGATTTCAGCTGAAATGCTTCTGCTTCGCTTTCACTGCCAAGACCACGCACGGCGACAGAGACGGCTTCGAAACCAAGAACTGCAAGACCAGCAACGGGATGCCCGCTAATAGTCAAACCGATTCCGATAAGCGTCATGACCAAATCGCCCAAATCGAGGTCAAGGTCTTTGACAACTTTTTGAATTGTCTCGAATGCAGTAGAGATTTTTCCCTGCCATTCCTCAGGAATCAAATTCCAAATCGCTTGACCGAGATTAGAAAGAGCTTCTTTTAGCCATTTGATAGACTCGCCAAGTTTCCCATCAGTCAAAGAAATATTCCAGCCTTGCGTAAACCCAAGACCCGCAAGGTAAATCAAATCTTTGATACGGGCTAAACCTTGCCGGAAATTTTCGCTGTTTTGATAAAGCTGAACAAATCGACCAACGATAAGGGCGACCGTCCCGGCTACTAGAAGTAGCTCTGGATTAAGACCACTAACGATTTTCCCGAGCTTGTATGCCCAATCATGAGTGTCTTTCAACGCAGTAAGAAGCGCATTCCCGATAGTCCATGCGGCAAAACCGGCGCCGATAGCAGCAACAATAGGAGCAAGTTTGCGAAGTTTTTCCTTGATTTCATCCACAGCGTTGCCGACATAGTTCTTGAACATATCGTAGCCGGACAGGTCTACATCGCCCAAGATGTTGCCAGCGGATGCGCCGCTACCAGAGCCGGAGCTTCCCTGTGTGGGGTCAATGATGTTCAATTCATCAAAGCCCATCGTGTAGTCCTTGAGGGCTTTGGCGGCTTTCTTTGTCGAATCTGCCGTGTTATCCATCGCGTCACCGATGCCGCCAACGCTGTCAGCGCTCTTGGTGAAATCAGTGAACACGACCTTCACACCCATCAGCTTTGCCGCCCACTCGACAAACTCTCGAATGAGCTGAACAGCGGCAATCAGCGGGGGAAGAATGGATTTCAGGGCAGGGTAGAGCAGAGAGCCAACAGACTTTGCCAGCATATCCAACTGGGCTTTCAGAATCTTAATCTGGTTCGCAGGGCTCTGGATGGTCTGTGCAAGGTTGCCCTGAACATTGGCAGTCTGCTTCATAATGGCAATGTAACGCAGAACCGCCTTATCTGCCTGAGACAGACTAGACACTTGCTTGTTAAAGCCCAAAGCCAGAAGCTCCTGCTGTAACCGTGCCTGAGACAGGTCAACGCCCAAACGGCGAATAGGCTCAATTTCGCCAGAGATTGCGGAGGACATTGCGGTAAAGGTCTCTGCAACGTCCTTGTTCCAATAGGAGCCTTCGTCATAGGCAAGCTGGGTCAGATTCTTGGACAGAATATATGCTTTGTCGCTGGTCAGACCAAACGAAGTACCCAAGCTCTGGATGGTAGCCATGTAAGTCATCGCTTTGGTCGGGTCAACGCCAAGCAAGCCCTGCATCTTGCTAATGAGCGTATCGGCTTCACCGCTCAAATTGCCCATAGCATTATGAAACAGGTCTGTTGCTTCGTAAAAGTCATTGAACTTTGCAACAGCGTTGCCAAGATACTCAGCGATAGCTTTCAACGAAACTAGCTTTGCCATGTTCCGCATAAAGCCGTTCATCTGATTGGACAAGCTGAGATAGCTCTTGCGCTGCTTTTCGTTGGCAGCAGTCACACGGTTAGCCTGTGTAACCACCTTGCTTAACTGTGGAGGGAGCTTTGCAAAGGCGTTACCTACCTTGTCAAGCTGAGATGCAAGGGGAGTGAGCGAAATGGAGATGCTATCACAAGCAGTCTTGAACTTATTGAGCGTGTCTGCATCCAACTTATCATTGATAGATGGGATTTTAGCAATGGCGTTCATTGCACTGCCAACTGCTTTCAATCCAGAAGCATCAAGGTTCTGCAAGGGCTGTAATTCGCTTTTCAACGATTCCAGCTTTGCGCTTAAACCAGTAAAATCAATTCCAGAAACATCAATGTTTGACATCTTTTCGATGTTATTAAAAATAGAACCAATGCCTTTGGATGCAGACTTCAGCCCAGCGATAAAACCGGCTAGTTTATCAAGGCTATCGCAGACGGCAGAAACATTGCCCTTAGAACGAAGATTGGCGATAGCGTTAGCCAATTTATTGATGTTAAGCTCTGCGCCCTGCGATTCCGCAGAAATCTCTACGGATAAGCTCGTAATATCAACATCAGCCATCACTACCACCATCACTTTCCATCATAGAGAACATCATTCTCTTGATTCGCTCCTGCGCCTCAACTGCGCGTTGGTATTCATACTCGTCTTTCTCCTTTTGAGTAAGGGGAAGCGGTCTATCCATGTACTTGATGGGCTTAGACCCTTTCTTTCGGAACATATTGCCAACCGTAGAGGAAAGCGCAGATGCCATGTAAAAGCCATTTCTCCATGCTTCTGCGTTGGCTCTGCGTTCCCGCAGCTCCTCTGCGTCACGGTAAACCTTTGCCAGCCAGACATCGCCGTACCAGAACTGGTCGTAGGTCATGCCAATGGAGATGTAATAGGCTTCTACATCGTGGAACAGCTTGGAGAAGGAGAATGGCTCTCCCTCTCCGTCTGTTTCTTGAGATTGTGCAGTTACACAATCTCCCACGTTGCGTTTTTTGCGGTCTTGTCCTCAGTGTCAGTTGCCAGAAGGGACTTGGAAGCGTCCATGAACATCCCAAGCAGAATGCCCATCAGGTCTTCCTTCTCCTCGATGTGCTGGAACATCTCGTCCACAACCTTGCGCTTGATGTCCTTGTTCCGTGCGATGAAAGCGCCGTAAAACAAAGCGCGAGAGTTGGACAGCAGATTGGTCATCTGGGTGTACTGGCCAATCTGAAAACCTGCACGTTCGGTAGCTTCCACGCTGTCACGGGTGAAGGTCAGCTCATAAGTGTTCTTACCATCGGGGGAATGAAAGTTGATAACCTTAGCAGCCATAATAAATGCTCTCCTTTATAAATAGGGGCAGAACCAAATCCGTTGTTCAGTTCTGCCCGGTTTGATTGATTCGATTTTTGCGGATTAGCCACCATTGACAGTCAAGGTCTCGCTGAACTCAGGCTTCTTGGTGAAGATGCAGTTGATGGTCATTTCCACAACCTCGTCCACGCCAAAGCCAGACAAACCAACCTGATGCATACCCTGCCAAGTGAAGCCGGAACCGTCCTGCATCTTCAGGGCGTAATACTTCACGGTGTTGCTCTCGGAAGTCTCATCGTAGCCAGCTTCCTTGACCTTCTTGTAGTCAGTCTTGTTGTAGTTGGCAGTAAAGGACTTGGTGTCACTCTGGATAATGCCGAAGATGTTGACCTGCATAGGGTCAGACAAGGTGGTGGCATCCAGAAGGTTCGGCTCGGAGATCAGGTCGGGCACATCCTTAATGTCGCACAGCTTAGTCAGAGCGGTTGCGCTGTCGCCACAATACAGGGTGGTATTCAGACCGGAGATAGCAGTACTCATAGAATGTTTACCTCCTTAATTTCGGTAAATCATTCCGTCCTCTCCGATTGTTGCCCCATAGCTGCAATCAATCCGATAGACGGAATTGTTGTACAGCCCATTCAACGGGGCAAACGATTTGCGATAAAATTTCAGCGGTTCAAGAACAGAATCCACAATTCCAACAATGGAACGTGCTTCTGCAATGCGCCCGGTGTTCTTGTTAGAGTAGACACGCACACGCAGGGAAACGGCAGCGTACTTGCTGTGACCGGCAGAATCAATGTGCACAGGAAGATTGCTGTTTTCCTCTATCTGCACACACGGAAATTTCTTGACGTTGCTGTCATTGATTTCACCAGTAACGAAGATGCCGGGAACTTGCTTTCGCAGCTCCTTAGCAACAACCGTGAAGATAGAATTGAAATAATCAATCAACTATTCCAAACCTCCCTCCACGTTGCTTCGACTTGAGAAGCCATTTCCTCAACAGCTCCCCACATAGCCATAGCTGGCTCGTTGCCGCTGGTGTAATTCAACTGGCCTTTACCATCCACCTGTTTGACAGGCGTGCCAGCATTGCCGGATTCTCCGTAGTAGTACCATCTGCGGTTTGCGCCTTGCCCTTTGCCGTAGGAGCCATGCGCGCCAACACCGGGCGGTAGTTCGCCGCCATATCCGTTGTGATGTGCGCCAGTGCCAAACTCGATAAAGGCGACCGCTTTGCCTTCTGCAACGATGGTGCAAGTCTTGTCTTTTTGGTTAATATGGCATTTCACGTCATTTGAGCCAGCGTATTCCGCATTAGCGAAACGCACCTTTGCGACTTCAAGCCCCAGCCACGAAAGGCGAAAAGCAAACGCTCTAGCTTTCTTGTTCAGGGTGGTCTTGTACTCCTGTATCTGACGTTCCGCATCACGGAGTCCGGCATCGCTCAACCTCACTTTAATTTTCACTTGCAGCCACCTCTTTTAGCGCATACAACGTGTCTGTAATATGCTCTGCGACTTTGACCACAGTGTAATTGAAGGGCTTTGAAATGTCCGTCTGAAACCAGACGTGTGTACCTTCATAAAGCGGTGTGTTGCGCTTTTTGCTGGACGAGCTGACAACGTAGCTATAATCCGTAAATGCTCCAAAAGGGCTTGCTTCCGCAGAACCAGTAGGCGGGCTGACATTCAGCATCAGCTTTGCGGGGTCGCTCCACGTCTGCGATGTTTCGCCGGTTTCGTTTCCCCACTCGTCCACAACAGGCGTTTTCTCGCCAACAGGGTTTGAATACCACAGCGGGCGTTTATCCATCGGGCTTCCATTGAACATCAGCCGATAACACCTACTCTCGGAACTACTTCATTCAACAGGGACTGCGCCACATCGGAACTTTCCCACACACGAGTAATGCCGTTGTTGGTATAGCTCGTCTGCCCGTTTGCGCCGATGTGGTTGTACAGTTCCGCTGCAATGCGTATCTGCAACGACTGATATTGCAAGGGCAACTCGTCCGGTCTGTTGCCGAAGGGGTAGCCCTGCGCAAATATCTTGTCTTTGGCGAAATCAAGCAGCAGGTCGAAGAGTGGGTAGTCCTCGTCCGTGATTTCACGGTCAAGTGCAGGAGCGATGTACTGCCCCAGCTTGACTGCCGCTTCGGAATACTGGTCTCCCATGCTGCTTTCCCCCTTTCGCCTTAGTAAGCCTTGATGCAGTACACAGCGTCCATGCGCTCAAAGGACGGCAGGACGATTTCAGAAGCATAGACGTTGGCGTTGACCGGGTGAACGGTCAGCTCAGTGGTGATGGCAACGCCAGTGTTCACGATGGACACGGATGCACCAGACTGACCGGACAGCAGGTCGGCTTCCTCAGGAGTAGTGCCGTACCAAGTGCTGCCCAGAGCGCCAGAAGGAGCAACCACCACCATGCCATCGGGCAGATACTTCTCGCTTGCGCTGTACTGGTCTGCCTTGAACATCTTGTCGTACAGATGGATGGTCAGACCGGTTGCAGATTCGACAATCTGCCGTGCTTCGGCATCCAGCAGAACGGCGTTTGCCTTTGCGGTGACAGTCATAAACCGATTCTTCACCTCGTCCGCAGCAATCATGTTGCGGAAGGTGGCGGTGTTCATGTACACCTCAGTCACAACCTCGCCAACGCTTGCCAGAACAGCATCCTTTGCAGCGTTCAGGTCAGCAATGGGGGTGGCGGTGGCGACGTTCCACTTGGACTTTGCGACAGAGACTTCCTTGTAGTTGGTGGGCTTCCAAGTGCCGTCCGGGTCGTAGTTGTAGGTGTAGTTCACGCCGTTTGCCTTGATGGTGATGCCCGGAACGCCATTGGCGGGAGCCAGCAGCTGCCAGATCATGCGCTCAGGAACGATACGAGCGCCAGTGATAAGCTGTGCGGTGTCATCGTACAGACGGTTCATCACATCACGGGCATAGGGGTCGTTGCTGTCCAGAACACGCAGGATTTCCTGACGGTCTTTCTCGCCCAGATGGTAGCCCTCGCGGAAGAACGGCATCTCGGTCTCATCGAACTTGAAGCCCTCACGGGTGCGGAACGTAGCCTTTGCGTCAAATGCGCTGGGCATCAGGGAAACGCCAACGCCCTTGTGACCACGCAGCCACTTCAGGTCGAGACCGGCCTTCTTCTTGGCGGGAAACAGTGCATCAGATGCAAAGGGCATCGCGTTGGTAGGGTCATTCGTCCAATAGGCGGCAATCGCAGCCGGGGCAAAGACTTCCTTAAGATTCAGTGCCATGTTGTTTTACCTCCTATTAAGCGTTCACGCTGATGTTGTCACGGCAGAAGATGCCAGGAATGGCAGTCTTGAGCGCAGTAACCGCATCAGAATCATAGGTGAAGCCAGAGCTTGCGGCAGCCTTTTTGGTGTCGATAACGCCACGAATCAGCAGGGAAGCATTGGGGTTCTCTGCCGGGTCAACGTCATACAACAGAATGCCGTCTGCGGTGGCAGAAGTTGCCTTCTTGCCAGCCAGCGTCATGGGATAGCCAGCCTTAACCGCAGCAGCTTCGGTCACGGTAAAGGGGATGGCGGTGTAGTCATTGGAAGCAAGGATGGTATCGTTGATTCCGTTGACCGTGTTTCGGGTAAACTTCATGTTTTCCTCCTTGTTAATGGAAAGCACTCATTGCGTCACTCGATGCCTTAGAAGCATTTGCGTTCTGCTGTGCAAGGCTCTTAGCAAACGCCACGCCCTCACTGTCAGAACCGCCCTTGCCATCCGCACCCGGAGGTGTGGGCATATCCTTCAGCAGAGAAGCCTTGTAAGCGGTGTCGTGGGCGGTCATAAATTCCGACTGGAACTTAAACACCTTGTCCATGTCACCGTCAGCCAGTGCAGACGCAGCCTTGTTGGCAAGTTCAGCGTCATAACCCTGTGAAACGAACTTCTCACGGTAAGATGCAAGGGTCTTTTCCTTGACGAGGTTTTCCTTGTCGGCAGTCAAGGCTTCAATCTGCTTCTGCATCTCTGCCAGCTTGTCAGCCTGTTCCTGTGCAGCATTCTCGTCATCGGTGCGCTTTGCCTTGAGCTGCTTCTTGTACTCAGCAGCTTCGCCATTGGCTTTTGTCACGGCGTTGCGCAGCTTCTCGACCTCTGCGCTAGGGTCTGCAACTTTTTCAAGCGCAGAAATGATTTCATCGGCGGTCATGCCCTCTTTGTAGGCATCACCAAGTAACGCTTTGTAGTTCATATCGTTAATTTCCTCCTGCGTTTTTTACCGTTGCTTCCCTGCAACGCTGCGAAATTTGTATCCCGGCTTCCCTGCCGTATTTATAGCAAAGGATTATTCACCCTCTGTTTCTTTATTGGTATCGGTAGACTGTTTGTCTGCCATGTTCTCGGCATTTGTGTCGGCAACATCCTGTTTAGGCTGTTCCTGTGGCTTCGGTGCTTTCCCATCCTTACCCAGCTTGCCAGCGGCAATCAGGAAAGGCTTGCTCATTTCGTAAGCAGCCTGCGGGTCAGGGAACAGACCGGGCGTAGTGAACGCCAACTGCGGGTCAATTGGCTGCTGAATCATCTGCGCAAAAATCTGAACCTTGCTCTGCTGGTTGTCATACTGGCGGCGGGGCAGCTTGATGTTGATGTCACTTGCCATCAGCTTAGAACCAGCCGTATCACGCAAGATTTTCAGCATTACAGACAGGCTCTGACGCTCAGCATACTTGAACATATTCTCGTACTGCTGCGCCCTTGCTTCGGTGTGATTCCAGCCATTACGGACAATGACTGCGCCCACGTTGTCAGATGTCGCGTTCTCGCTTCCAGTGGCACTAGGCATGGCAGTCAGACTGCGGTACACGTTCAGCATAGAATCAAGCAAGGTCTGGCTCTGCTGCTGGTCAAGCTCGTTTGCAATCTGCGACACAGAAGCGGGCAGACCAGAAGTGGATTTCAGGCACATTGCGCCAAGTTCCTTCACTTGGTCGAGAGCGTCCTTGTCCACAAGGCAGTTGGTAAACACCATGATGGATTGGATGAATTGCGCCACGCCGTCCAAACGGTTGCTTTCAAGGTCGTTGATGGCATCCAGCACAGGGATAGCCGGTTCAAACAAGCCCATTCGCTCCGGGTTCAGCTTGTATTCGACCATCGGCAGCATTCCAAGAGAATGGTTCTTCGATTTCGTAACCTTGCCGTTGTCGATTTCAAAGTACTGGTTTGGTGTATACACGCAAATTAGGTCGTTCAGGTCATTCTGATAATTGCGTGGGATGTGCAGAATGTTAGCGATGGGCTTGTGACCGATGCCGGAGTTGTAAATCACATACGCCATATCCGGGTCGGAAACATCCACCAGTAGGGGCGTTTCGTCCGGGTAGTTGCCGTTGTACCCCTTATCAGGGAGAACAATGCGGTATCCCTGTCCGCACTCCAGCATCCACTGCCAGAGCCGCCGATCAAGCGCATCTTTGCCCTCATACTGCAAAGCGTTGGACAGGCGGGCGATTTCCTCACCGTCACCTGTTGCCGTTTCAGACCGCACATAAGAGCAGGGAGTGCCGCTCATGTAGCCTGTGTAGAAGCCCACGCACTCATTGGCGTGGTTCTCTACAATGCGATTGGTAATTTCAGCGTGATACTCCTTCGTGCGATTGAGGACAGGCTGACTACCCAAATAGTAGTTGTGTAGAAAGCGAATCTCGTTCTTGTTCAGCAGATGAATAGGTTCTGCCTTGCCCATGACCACTTTCAGCACGTTTGCCCGATTGATTTCTGTCTCCGGCGTTTCAATCGGTCTACGTCCAGTCAGCGGCTCATTCAAAAAGCCGCCAACGACCATCTGATACTCAGCCATGCGTTCCTCCTTTCTGGCAAAATAAAAAGCGCAGCAAGACAAACCTGTTAAGGTCTATCTCACTGCGCCAAAACTGCGCTTCAAAAGCTATTTACTTTTCCGGCGGATGGATGATTTTCACCCATCCTTCCCTTGTGTCTCCTTCAATAACACCCTTGCATCTGTCGCACTTGAAATGGTATCGTCCGTCTACTTCGCCAAGATAGCGGTTGCAACGGACGTTCTTATAGATGGGATTCTGCCTGATACAAGGGCAACAGATTCTAACTAGCATAAACGCTCCTTTCGTTGGATTTCTGGAAACAGGCTGTTGAGCACAGACCTGTTGGAAGCTACTGGGAAACTGTTCGCACTACCAGTCATGCTAGGCTCTGACTTGTCGGGTGTCGAGAGCCACGATTTGCTCCATCCAGGGCAAATCGCTGATGGATACAGAGGATGGATTTGAACCACCGACCTTCGGGCTATGAACCCGACGAGCTACCAGACTGCTCCACTCTGTGTCATGTACCCGGCTTGATTTACCGTTGCTCTTTGAAATGAGAAATAGCCTAAAACTCATTTCATCGAGAGCCGGGAATAACGGGGGAGGTTGTCATAAGGAGAATTTTTCCATGCAATCCTTGAGGAATCGTTGTGCTGCGTAACGGAATCGAACCGTTGCTTGCCAGCCGTGGGGGAGACAGGCTGACATTCCCAACCAACAGGAAACGCAACATATAAAGTCCGGCGAAGGCGAAAGAGTAAGAAAACCTTCGCCGGTGAAAGGAGGAATATGCTTGTTGACACGCACGCGAGTAAAATGACAAAACCCCGCGTGCAAGCTATTCCTTTAAGGGAAGCCGCAAAACTTCCTGTGTACATTATAAGCCTTGTCAAGTGGTAAAATCAAATAAATAGACCCAGCGAACACAATATATTGTGTTTTTAATCAAAATGGCCTCTTGACAGGCTCAATTTTACTGATTCCGTTATACAATTCATCGGCAAGCTGTGCCAGACTGTCCGGTGCATCATCGTGCGGAACTTTGCCAAGCTGTGTGAACATCGTCACCTGTTCCATGAACGCCTTGTACTCTTTCGACTGGTGTTTCTCGTCAAGGAAATAGAACCGTTTGATGTCCGGCGCATACTGGATGATTCTGGACAGCTTGCTTTGGCCACTTGGCGCACGTTGGCTGCGGACAGAGCAGTGATAGCCTTGCTGCCGGAGCTGGCTGTCTACCACATCACAGTATTCGTCACCGCCGTTGTTGGCTTCGCCACGTACCACGTTGATTTTATGCTGGATGATTTTGCCCACGACTTCCGGTCTAGTCACGGTCTTATCGCCGTTATTGAACACAAGATCTGGGATGAATATGGAATCACCGTACACATAGGCGATAGGACAGGCGGTGAAGTCACCGCCGCCCCATGCAATATCCATAACCATAAGCTTGCGATCAGGCTCTCCGTCAGGCAGAACGCCGTTAAAATACCGCAGTTCGTCAGCAAGGAACAGCAGACCTTCACGCACATATGGCTTGCCCATGTACTTTGCCCACCATGTTGCATCGTCAATGCTGGCTTTCATGTCGGCATAGTAGGCATCATCAAAACCCACACCATAGTCATAATTGAAGTTGCTGTGTCCATTCTCGTCCACCGCAGGAATCACCCGGAATCGGTACTTCGGGTTGTCTGCATACTGGTTCTGAATGCGCCCAAGAGGGTCAAGCACGTTCCAGCGTGTACCGACCATCAGCTCTAATGCGCCTTGCTTTTTGCGGTCTTTCAGCTGGTTCAAATAAGCGTCGTACTTGTTGTTCAGACGCTCAACGTTCAGGCTTTCCTCCAAGTCCTCGATCAAGTCATCGCTGTACAAAACGCCGCCCTCGCCGATTTCAACAGCACCAGTCAGTGTACCGCCAATAGAGCGGCAAGTTAGGGTGGGGAAGCGCTTCTTTCGGTTCAGGTCAACGCTTTCGTCCTTTGCACTTTTGTCCACAAGCTGAACGCCAGGGAAGATTTTGCCCCAGTTGTAAGTCACAGGGTCGGTGATGATAGACAGCACTTCGCCGTAGAAGCCGTTGGTCAGCTTGTCGGAATGTCCGCTCATAACCGATGCAACGTCAGGGCGGTTGCCCATCAGCCATGTGATGAAGAAGATACACAGCGTGGACTTGCCTACGCGAGCAGGTAGACTAACTCCCAAGAAGTCAATTCGCTTATAAAACAAGTCCTCAAGGTCATCTGCCAGTACTTTCAGCACCCTGCGTCTCGGCTGATAGAACTTCTTCTCCGGCGCACGGTTCCATTCAAGATAGATGCAATAGCTGTCGAACACATCTTTCGCTTCAAACAGGTACGTCCGACCGATAATGTCATAGACTTTCGCCACGTCCTCGCCTGTTTTCATCTTACCCATCATGGCTGCGCAGGCGGAGCGCAGCTCACCAGAGTATTTGTAGGCATCGAACCGCTTGTCTTGTGGCAAAGCATCTCTCAGGTTCACCACCGCCTGAAACCAGTCTTCATAGACCTGGGCTTCGGTTGGATTCTGCTTTGCATACGCTTTGATGCTGTCAATGATGGCGATACACTGCTTTGGCTGCATAAAAAAATAGGCACCCCCTACCTGAAAATGTAAAGAGTGCCTACAACTGCACAAAAATCAAATATTCGGTTTTATAATTTTACTTCAGAAAATTATTTACTAAAATCCATCTTAATAAATGGGTTGTGTAGTTTATTTGACTTCTTCCGCAAGCTGGTTTAGCCTGCGCTTCAATCCAGACCCGATTGTTTTCTTCACATATCGCTTGTACCACGAGCATCTGTGACCCTTTCGGCACCTATAATCGCAATAGTGGCATTCACCTGTTGTCCTGCGCTTGTAAAGTCCTTTCTTCATAGATTCACCTGTTCTGTTCAGCAATCCGATACCATGTCTGGCGGGTCACATAATATTTGCTTGTTCATCAAGCCACGTTTCGCGGTTAAGTCTTTCCTTCTTTTCGATTAAGGTAGGAGTAAACGTTTTATCGCTCTTCCATCCAGCGTATTTCTTAAAATACGCAAGATAATCTTCTGCTATTGCGGGAATGCTTTCCAAAATAAATGTAAGAAGAGCAACTCTCATTTGCCGCTTAAATGTTTCGGAAGGGCCTTCTTTCCTGAAATCAAAAAATATGTTTTCATCATAAAACAAAACATTGCATCTCTTAGATTGGCATTCCAGCATAAACGAAGTGAAATCTTTGCAGTTTACAAAATCGAAAACCGAGCGAAATGTCAAATCTGCATCTTTTTTGATAAAATCCCAATAAAACGGTTTTTGCTTTTCCATATTGTTCTCCTTTTCTCTTGCCTGTTAGAGAAAAGAATGGTATACTGTGGTTGCACCATTCTTTTTCCTGTTTTGACTAGTTTGGTGTACTCTTAGCGGTGGCTTGTGGTTGGGCTGCCGCTATTTTTATTTGCGTATCTTTCGACACGTTCATACCAAGTAGATTTTCCAATACCAAGCTGCTTGCAGCACTCTTTCACGGTAATTTCGCCTTTTTGCTGTTGTTTTAATAGGCTTTCAAACTGCTGCTCGTCAACTTGCTTTTCCTGTCTGCCGAAGCTACGGCCTGTTCTCGCCGACACTCTTTTGCCATCAACAATGGGCATGGCAGCTATACCCTCTGCCTGACGCTGCTTGGTTTTCTTGCGCTCCTGTTCAGCTACTGCGCCCAAAACCTCAATAAGGATGTTGTTTACCATTTCTAGCACCCATGTCTGGTCTTGGAAGTCAATAAGCGTGGTCGGAATGTCGAGAATGCGAACAATCACGCCTTTTTCTTTGAACCATTGAAGTTCTCGCTTCATTTCGTCTTTGTCACGCCCGAATCGGTCAAATTCCTTAACGATGACTTCATCCCCAGCCTTGACAGTCTCTTTCAATCGTTTATATTGCGGGCGATCAAAGCTGCTGCCTGTCATTTTATCACAAAATACATTCTCATCTGGGATGTCGAACCGATCTCGTGCGATTTTAAGCTGTCTTGCAAGGCTTTGCTCCTTACTAGACACTCTAGCTAAGAAGTAACGCATTTTTTTCACCCATCACTTGATGTCAAACCCATTTTCGACTTTTGTCTCACGAGGGACTACCATAATCTTGTATCCCATAACCCTTAGTGTTTCATCCAGTTTGTTGACACTAATGTTTTTGTGCCTTAGACGTTCATTCAAGGTTTTAAGCGGAATGTCAAGCATATCACTTAACTTCGCTTGGTTCAATTCCTTCAATTTCAAAATTTCCTTTATCGCTTCACTTGCCGTCATTTTTCTTCGCCATCCTTTCTTGATTCTATTATATCAAGATATTTCTGGATGTCAAGATATTTCTGGACTTTCTTTGCTTGCGCTTATATTATATATAAATATACTCTAGTATGTATTTATACATACTAGAGTAGTATAAGGATGTTTACTTAGTTAATCACAATCAGGTAGAAAATTTTCTATAATAAGGAGTAATTCTGCCAAACTTCATTTCCGTAAAACTTTGGGTCTTGACAAGCATATTTTCACGCTTTATACTTGTTTCAGCGAAAGCGAGGTGATAGGCTTGGCAAGACGAGCAGAAACCTCGGAACGTGATAAGCTGCGTATGATAAGCACTCGGCTCACAGAGAGCCAGATCGCAAGCATGGAGAGCAGCGCAAAGGCATTGGGCATCTCAAAGGTCGATGTTATCCGCATGGGTATCGAGTGGGTAGCATCCTACGTTGAGAACATCAAGGCATAAAAAAAAAAAATAAGCTACCAGCCGCAACCACCACGAAGCCACTGATAGCTTATCCACATCACGAAACGAGAACCTGCAACCACCAAGGGGGCAGTCTCCCTTTTCGGAATCTATTATACCAAAAAGGGCTGCTCTCCGCAATAGTTAGGAGCAAAAAACATGAACTTTCCTACGACAACCGAAGAATTTCTGAAAACCCTCGCGCACGGCAAAGAGCCGACCAGCGAGGACAGGGAGTACGCAGAAGCACTGGGTAAGCTGTCCGAATTGAACTACCGGGCAGGGTACGAAGCGGGAGCAGCCAATAAGAACCGCAAAATCTGATGCCAACACTAGCGGACACAATATCTAGTGTATTTTTGATTGACATTCAGATATTTTGCAGTTACACTTATTGCACAGCAAAACGAAAGGGGGTGAATGTGTATGAGTAGTCCTTACGCAGAGCGTTACGGTCACACCGTTACCATCAGCGTGACGGAGCGGCAGTTTGCAAGCTTGCAGGAATACTGCATCAAGAACCGGGTCTCCATCTCTGCTGCGTTCCGTGAAGCGTTCTTTACGCTGCATCCCATCCCGGAGACCGATGAAAACGAAAAATGATACGTCCGCTAAAGTTTGCCGACAGCAGCGAACGTATCATCACACACTCAGAGAGTATAGACCCTCTTTGGGTTATTATACCAGAGATGGCCTACTCTCGCAAGATAGAAAGGTCAAATTTCTATGAATAATAATCTCGAAACCATCCGAATCTTCTCCGAAGATGTTATCCCCGTGTACGACACCGACACTGGCGAAAAGGTTGTTCTGGGTCGGGAACTGCACGAGCGGCTCAAAATCAAGACCGCATACAAAGACTGGCTTCCTCGTATGTGCGAGTATGGTTTTGTTGACGGAAAAGACTATGGCTCATTTTTGAGCAATAGGTCTGATGGGCTTGCTGGAAAGCCCAGAACCGACCATATTATCACTCTGGACATGGCGAAGCACATTGCGATGATTCAGCGGACACCTGAGGGCATGGTGATTCGTCAGAAACTGATTGACCTCGAGAAGAACGTGGCAGTCAATCAGTTTGCAGGGCTTTCTAAGGAACTACAAGCAATCCTTGTGATTGACCAGCGCACCATGAAGCAGGAGCAGCGCATTTCCGCTCTTGAGAACACCATGACCATCGACTACAACCAGCAGCGTGTGTTGAAACGTGTCGTGAACACGGTAGTTATCGACGCTCTTGGTGGCATGGACAGCCCGGCCTACAAGAGCCGCAGCGTCTCTCAGAAGCTGTTCATGGAATGCAACCGAGACATTCAGGACTGGTTCAACGTGAACAGTCGAAACAACGTGCCAAAGAAGCGGTTCGATGAAGCTGTCGAGTACATCAAGAAGTGGAGACCGTGTGCGAACTCTGTTATGTTGGTTCAGGTCACGAACGGCCAGACCCAGATGCCCATGTGAAAGGAGAACGGATATGATTAACGGCGATAAGTACGAAAACCTTGACGAATACATCAGCGACACTCTGGAAAACATGGAGTGGCTTTGGAGAACGCCTGATGTTGGAGAAACCTACAATGGGCGAGTGATCGCTTGCAACGGAAAAGAGGTTGCGTGTGGCTATCTCTCCTACGAAGCAGACGAATACGGCGATTTGAGACCGTACCTGTGCGACAACGGCAAGATTGTCATGCGTGACGTTAACTATTGGATGCCGATGCCGAACGTGACCAGCGCATTGAAGAAGTAAATAACCAATAAGAAAAGCCAGTGGTTAGAGAATATCTAGCCGCTGGCTTTTGTGCTGTTATCAGGAAGTCAAAAATGCAGAAGCAAAGAAGAACACAAGATAATAGGTTATAATGCAAAGAATGATTGTAGCAATTATTTTACCAACACTCATTCTTTTCTTATTTTCTCCCCCACACTCAGGGCAAAACTTCGCTGTTTTGGAAATCATATGACCACAGTGTTCGCATGGAATCAAATCGTTTTTCGGTTCTTTCTTTTCCATTGCGCTCTCCTTATTCCTCTACGAGGTCTGCGTACTTGACTTCAATACGAGGAAGTTCATCAGTGGTGCTGGTCAACGCTCTGGTGATTTTTTCAAGCCCGGTGAACTCACCGTAGACGTTGATAATATCATCGTCCAGAATCTTCACGGCATCGCCACCACGCTTATCCAGCATATAATACTCGTCATCAGCATAGAATCCGTATCCGCTGTTGTCCGTGTAGGTTCTCCATGCTTTTTCACTGCCGGAGAAGTTTGCGTCAATAATCTGCGAGACCTTTACCTTGACTACAATCTTAGTTCCTTCATACTTTTCAGGATAACGGCACAGTTCCTTATAGTCCACAGTCTGGCACTCTGCCTTGTAATCGTCCTCGCTGATTTCAGGCACAACAGATGCAACGGAAGAAGCGGTCGATTCACTTGCCTTAGATGTTGCTTTACTGCTGCTTGCAGAGCTGTCAGAGCTGCTACCAGAGCCGCCAATGGCAGACAGAACAATCAGTACGATAATAGCGATGAACCACCAGCGTTTGTAGATGGGCGGTTTATTCTTACCGCCACACTGAGGGCAGACCTTTGCACTTGCGGCAATCTCTGCGCCACAGTGTTTGCACGTTGTCATTTTACTTTTAGCCATTGTAGATTCCTCCCTTTCAAGGCTTGTAAGGCAAGTATAGCACAGAACACAGACCCTTTGTAGGGGTCTTTTTATTTTTGCGGCGGAATTTTTGAGATTGGCAATGGGGATGGGGGTGATTTTTTTGAGCCTTTTTTATTTTTTCGGTGGTTGAAAGACTGACCGGGCGGAGCTGGGCGGCGGCTATATACCCCGCCGGTGGAGACCCCAGCCCCAGCACACCCGGACAGACTGCACAGCACAGGCAGCAGCGCAGACCGTGCCAGATGCAAGCCAGACCGCCCACAGCAAGCCACGCACCGATACACACGCCCAAACGCTGGACACGCTGCGCAGGGAGATCGGGACGGCGGCGGATGCTGGACTGCCTGCAATGTGTCCGGCAAAGTGTACAATTTCGGACGCTTAATTTTATCCATATTTATATGGATAATTTTTACCAAAAGCATTGACAATCCATATATATATGGATATAATATAATCAGTCCAGATAAATATGGACTACAACCACATTAACCCAAAACAGGAGGCTAAAACCATGAAAAAGACCATCGACTATACCGCACTTGCAGATACCATCCGCGCAGGGCTCAACGCCCGCCACGATCGCAGCGCGTGGGATAAGGCCGTTACGCTGTACGCTTTCGACCTGCTGGACGATGTGCAGGAGGGTGCGGACAATATGGAGCGCCTGCCCCTTGACGGCGCAGAGCTTGAACAGTGGGCGCTTAACGGTGCAAGCTGTTGGGAGCAGTACAGCAACGGCGGCTGCTCACTGTGCTATAACGCCGATATTGCCGCCCGCGTCTGCACCCCGTCCGAACTCAAGCGCACCGACGGCGGCATGAACGCCCCTAACAGCCGGGAAACGTGGCTTGACGTGCAAGCCCGCGCACTGTATCAGGCTTGCAACCGTATCCGCACCATCTGCCACACCAATGGCCTGTATTGCAAGGGGGTGCAGTGATATGATCGCACTTGATGCAACCCAGTGGGCCGCCCTCTGGTATGTGGGCGGCATGATCTCCGGCGCGCTCGTTATGATTGCATTCCTCAACAGCTAATAAGGGAGGCACACAAAATGGAGATAAACGGTTGGTTTTCCGGCTGCCTTGTCCAGGCGTTTCCCTGGATTGATGGAAAATACATTTATGTAAATGTTAGGCGCTTTTTGCCTGGTCAATCAATCAGCCAGGCACCAGCCTTGGATCGGTCGGTTTTCGTTTTGGATGACGAGCCAGGGCGAACAATTGTATACAAATATACTGACAGCCTGATCAATGCCATATCGTCCGGGAAAATCCCGGACAAAGCACACGTAACTTTTGAAAATTCAAGGTTTTTCGTTTGATGGAGGGCTAAAAAAAAAAATGACCACGTTTGAAGAAAAGGTGAACGCATACCGCGAAAACAAGCGGCTCATCGAAGAGCTTGAAGCAATGAATGACGCTGTAAAGGCTGAAATTATTGACATGATGCACGGTGCGCCCGAAATGGTGCAGGGCACCGCAAAGGCCATTTATAAAGACGTGCAAAGCGTCCGACTTGATAGCAAGCTTTTGCAGGCAGCGCACCCGGATATTTATGCTGAGTGCAGCAAAAAGACCGTTTACAAACGGTTTAGCGTGGTATAAGGGGGTGCAACAAGTGTCCTGCATCCTGTTTTTATTTTGGTTTTTTAGTGCCTTGTTTAAGGCCAGCAAGTGAGGAGGGCTATATAATGACTACTACCACCATTAAGGGCATTGACCCCATGACCAGACTTTATACCACCAGATACTATGCACGCAAGGCCTGCTCCGGTGATTGCGTTGTTGTCAAGGTCTGCGGCGGCTTTACCATCATGACCGCAACAGATTATAATATCTGGCGCCGCCAGCGCTGACAGGCTTTCATATTCAACCCCGCCCACGTGGCGGGGCTTTTCTTTTGCCTTGCATCTGCTGGAGGGTGCAGGGCTTTTATTTTGCCCTGCTAAAATGTAGCCCCATATAAGCGTTTACAGCGCGTTTTGTGCTGGCCATGCAAGTTCCGCCCACGCCATAAAACAGCGTGCAAGTCTTTACAAGGGCTTTTCCGACGATTGTGCCCGCTCAACAGCCCGCGATACCATACCGACACAAGCGGCTATAATACCGCCTGTGCCGCGTTGGAGCGTATCACAGCGCCGCAACACCTCCAGCACATACCAGATACCAGCGTCACGCCCGGACGCTGTACAGCCCAGCACAGCCGCCCTATTATAATAAGGTATATAAGGATGCAGCGGCCACGCAAGCCCGGCGGGGTCAGCAGTACAGACCCGGCGCAACTGCTGAGGGGTCAGCGCCTCCACCTGTACAGGGTCAGCCCGGCGGGGTCTCGATGCTTTCCACACCTGGCATTAGCCTGGCACCGGGTTAGCCTGGTATTGTGCTTTCTTCCTGGAACGGCGGCGCGGAACCATTGACGGCTACCGCCGTATCTCTTTTCGGGCTTTCGCCCGATAGCCAATAAAGGTCAACAATAGTCGCAGCGTCCCGGATGGAATAGTCGTAATAGCTTCTGGAATAGTCGTAAAGTCGTCAGATGACTAGCTTTTGAAAGTCCTATATATAGTATAGTAACTTACTGTACGCTGATAGTCGCAGAGTAATAGTCGTAGCGTTTCCTTGCGAATCATCGTTAAATAGTCGTGTATTTTTTGTGTGAAATAGTCGTTTGCCTTTTAGAGAAAGAGAGGTGCGATAGTCGCTAAGCCATCCGACCACTCCAAAAATCACCTCTCGTTCCAATTTCGCATAATTTATTCTTCCGCTAGTTATATCTATTTCGTATAGTAACCGTACTTATTATAGTATACAGATATAGTTACCCCCGATAATCGCAGATTATTTCGTATAATAACTTGCGCCATCCGATTCGGTCTGTTCCCGTTCGTTTTAATTCCCAGTAACTAACTATGGTATCGTATTCAATCCATAGTATTTTACTAGGAATAATCAATGCAACATTTCTACATATTCAGCCGACAACAAAATGAAGTCAATTCTCCATGTGAAATAGTCGCAGACCATCCACCAATCCGAACATCACGCCAGTTCTCGCCTGCGGTCTGCTCTGCTGGCTAACGGTGTAGTTCTGGAGATAGAGGGTTGTAGGGGGAAAGAACCTTTGCAAAGCATTTGGTTGTCATTTTTAGTTGTTGCAGTTGTCGCACCATTTTGGCGTGGGGGCCTCAAACAATTTATTTGTTTGAGGGGGGAGTTAGGGGGATTATAGGGAGTAATAGGGGTTGTAGGGGAAAGAGGGGGAAGAA